CGGGTTTTTACACTCTTGGAGAAACTATGAAGGTAAAGAATGTTTTGGGGATTATGAGACCCTAGAGCAAGTTCGTCGTCTCATATACGATCTAAAGGCAGATAAACAACTACCAGAACTGGTATGACATGGGAGGAATATGCATTACATATTGCTGAGACAGTTAGTAAGAAATCAAAAGACAGGTGGCGCAAGGTCGGGGCCTGCATTCTTCGCGGCGACAATTCTGTTGCTGCTGTGGGTTACAATGGGTTTCCTACAGGGATGCCCGAAGACTGGACTGACAGGGATAAAAGAAGGCTATACGTTGTCCACGCAGAGCAAAACGCGCTACGATATTTACGCCCCGGTGAGGCTACTATGGCAGCGGTAACAACCCTACCCTGCAATGACTGCCTAAAAGCACTGAAATCATACGGTATTACCAAGATAGTATACAAGGAATCCTATGAATATGATAACAGCACATTAACACTAGCAGAGGAATTTGGAATAGAACTGAAAAAGATTACTTTATGAAATACGAAGAACTAGAAGAAAAGATCATTAATTGGGCAAAAGACAGGCAAATCATCCCTAACGCTACCCCTTCAATGCAGCTATTTAAATTCTTCTCAGAGGCAGGAGAGTTGGCAGACGGACACGCGAAATGCAAAATCGATGATATTATCGATGCTGTTGGAGATGTAATGGTATGTCTGATTAACTACTGCGAACTTCGCGGAATCAAGATAACAGACTGCATGGAGTCCGCATATAATGAGATTAAAGACCGAAAAGGAACCCTCACTCCAGAGGGAATCTTTATCAAAGAGTAAATTATCGGAACCGATAAAATGATATGTCCAAAGTGCAAATCAAAAACAAATGTCATTGAAAGCAGGAAGGTAGACGGGGTAACTTATAGGAAAAGAGTTTGCCTAAACAAGCACAGGTCTATAACCGTGGAGAGCTTTACAGATTCGTGGCCCTACCGAGACATACGTGTAAATAGGAAAAAACATTACAAAAAGAAAAAAGTGATCAGAAACCAAGTTGATGAAAACGGAAAACCAATATGGTTACAAAGGATAGAGGAGAAAATAAACCAATGAAAAATAATGATACACCTGATATAATTGAAAATATGGTGCGAATGGCGGATTTTTACAAGGAACAATCACACTACTACATGGATCAAGCCGAGAAGTCAAAACGCGAGCGCGACGAGGCGCGGAAGCAAAACGCAAAGCTTCGTAACATTGCAAAGAGGGCGATTGAAGCAATCCCTCATACAGAAGGATACGGAGAGTTTTCGTATGCACAAGGTATCCTCCGCGCCGAACTTGACCAACTCAAGGAGGGCGGGAAATGAGCAAACTTGCAATCGAATGGATTACTACACTAGGCGTTATCTTTTTGATAATCGCAGCTTTTGGGGCTGCTTGGCAACGGGATGAATTGAAGGTTGAGGCGGTAAAACGAGGTTTCGCAGAGTGGGTTGTTGATGCCGAAGGTGGCACAACATGGCGGTGGAAGGAGGACGGGGAATGAAAATTGAAATAATTAAAGGCTCCGAAAATCCGGTGGCGCAATTTTTTTCCGCGCCATCCAGCACGCCAGAGACGGATGCCTGCTTATCTGCGGCTAGAGGGGAATCGCTTGAAGACCTTTGCAGAAGGTTGGAACGCGAGCGCGACGAGACACAGAAGAAATATGACATTCTCGCAACAGAAAATATGCTTGAAGTTAATAAGTTATGCAATGAGCGGGACGAAGCACTAAACGCAATTCATACCTACAGGTGCGAAGTTGAGGCATGGGAGATTCTGAATAAAACAAGGCAAGAGCGTGACGAGGCGAAGCATGAAATAGAAGGGTGGAAAAACAAGTGGGAATGCGCGGTAGAGATGGCAGCAAGAGCGGAGAATGAGAGAGATGAGTATAGGGCATTACTAATTAAGCTATACAATGACATCAATGTTCTCCACACAGGTGATGCTATTAGAGAGCTAACCCGCAAGTTCAGAGACGAGAACTTTAATTGAGACTCAAGGAAATGAAGAAGAGTGAACTATGGGCTAAATACGTAGAGAAAAACCCATCCTTCGCGGGGGACGGTAAAGTAACCCTATCCGCCGCTGGTATAAGGAAACTATTCAACCAAACATGGGATATAGCATTCTACGACGGGGAAGATGATGAACCAAGGACAATCCACAACTCCAACTCCGTGGACGATCTAATGAAAATATTCGGAATGAAATGACTCAAGAACAAAAAGACAGGCTAGAAGAACTACACAGGGCCATGGAGTATATAGTCGAAATGAAGTCCCAAGAAGCCTACTTCACCGCCCTAGAGAAGAATGACACCAAAACCCTCCAAGAATTAAAAGATTACTTATCATGGAAGACCACCTAGCCCGCGAACTACAGAGGCTATACGCCCGCGCAGTAGAGAGAGCCTACACAGTATCCCAAGTAAAGAAAGAACTATCCGCCCTAGGTATAGAGATAGAGACTACCAACCCAATAGGCATAATGGATGACATAAGGAAACTCATCCAGAAGAAGGCTAAATAATATGGGGTGGGTAAGAGAACACTAGGGGAGCTAGGGACACTAGGGACATAGAGAAGCTAGGGACATGGGGGATGGGGAATGGGGAAAAATGGAGTTTCTGTAAAGCTATAGGTCTTTTATGGATGTTAGTAAGCCAGAATCTGGGTGCATGGGGGAGGGTGGGGGGACGGGTCACGCTCTATAAGAAAAGAGATTCCTTTGATCGTGCCCTATGCCTAGCCTATGCTGTGACACTATGATGTTGTGCTATGGTCTGGCCATAGAGATGCAAGGCATGATATGAGGCATGGTCTTGTTGAGACTGGCTAATGCTGGAATGATGTCCATTATCGCAATGGTGTGTTATTTGATGTTATCAATTCTCAATAAGCGTGTGACATTCGTTGATCGAGAATAGCGAATGAGGTTCGCTTATTGAGACTGATTCTCAACAACAGATTGCATTTAGTGTAATGAGATGTTGAGATGACACTGGTTCTTATTGAGACTGATTCTCAATAAGGAGATGGGGAGGGATATTAAAACAACGCTAGTGTTTTAATGAGACTGAATCTCAAGAAGGCTGATTCTCTCGCTTTCCCCTTCTCAGTCTCAATAACTCCCTCTTATTGAGAATGCCACCTCTTTTGCCTCTTTTATCAATCCATCTGTTATATTGGCACACTAGTTGCTTGCAACGTGTTTGTTGTTGCTTGGCATGCTTTATGCTTGCACCCATGAAAAATAATTTACTCTTTTCTCATCTTTTTCGTTGACGTGTGATGCATCCTTGTGTATTGTCATCTCAAGTCAATCGGAAAGCCTGATCAATGCTGGCTCTGAGAGACACAAACCAAAAACCGAAACCACACACCATGACAAAAAAACAATTGATCCAACTTGCAGACCATATCCGCCTATCCAATAAAGGCACATTCTCGCAGGAGGCCATTAGAGAGATTGCGAGGTTTTGCGCCTCACAGAATCCCGCATTTGATCGTGAACTCTGGATGGACTACGTTTCAGGAAAATGTGGGCCAGGCGGCGGTAAAATAAAACATTAATAAATCAACCCATAAACACACACTAGAAAACCATAAAATGAAAACCACACTATCCACTACACAAGCCGCTCAAATGCTCGCCGATGACGAAAACAGCTCTTTCTCTATCGCTGGAGCTTTTGCCCTCGTTGAGTATTTAGAGCAAATGGAAGACGATTGCGGGGAAGCCATCGAGTTTGACGCCGTAGCCATACGTTGCGATTACTCAGAATATGAGAGCCTGCAGGACTGGGCGCATGATTACTTCTCTAACGCTTGGCAAGAGCTTGGCTTTAATGAGGAGGAGGAGATTGATGATGATGCGTTTGATTCTGCCATCCGCGATTATATTCAAGACCGAGGCCAACTTATCGAGTTTGAGGGCGGCATCATCGTTTCATCGTTTTGATTATCGGAAACAATAACATGAATAAACTACACAGCAAACTACAGTATGACCGCGCAAAGGACCGCTTTTTCAGCCTTTTGCTCATTCTTTCAATCGTAATAACAGCCCTTATATTCATTAACCTATGACAACACAACACACACCCGGGCCTTGGAAAGCTCAAGGCTGGAACGATTTAGTTGTAAATTCTGCAAACGGCGACACAATTCTTGCTTGTCCCGGTTCTTCAAGCGGAGGTATCGATGAAATGCAAGCAAACGCTCGCCTGATTGCTGCCGCACCGGAATTGCTGACAGCGTTGGAATGGGCGCTAGAGCAATTGGAAGATGATTTAGACCCCGATTATCAATTGGCCTTTGATGCTGCAATGGCAACCGTCCAAAAAGCAACGGTCATTCAATAAATACGTTGCCGGCAATGTTGTGCCTGTAGTCCAATCCTACTAGCTCAACATTCTCGATACCGACAACCATCAGCCTTTACGTTAACTTTTTCGCCCCTCCGATAGTGATTTTTTTTACTCTCTTTCACCTTCCTCGCAAGTGCTTTCACTTCCCTTGTCACTTATGACTTTCTGGCATTCTGCATTGGCTGCAATAATTTCAGCCTCAACAACTTGCATTTCGCTCGCCCTACTTGGCGGGATGATATGCAATGCTACCATTGCATTTAGACTCACTGCCGATTCATCTCTTACTTGGTCAGCCTTTAAACCGTAGCTTGTTTCCGCCGCATCAAGATACTTCTGCAACATATCCAGATACTCCCGCAATTCTTTCACGCTTCCCTTAACCTGCTTCTCAGCTATGGCACTCCGCAACCGCTCCAATTGTCCGAATACAAACTTATGGTGCTCCTCCACGCCTGCACTTCGTTTATCAATGATACCCTTTTCCATTCCCGCCAGTGCTGCCGCTTCAACTTCCCTCCGTTTCTTAACCCAGCCATTCCTTGCCGATATGTTTTGCAGATACCGCACGTTTAGCCCTTCAAACTCCGGTAAGGCGCATATCTCCTTTGGGCTTTTTCCAGATATTATCAGAGCTTCAAGCTTTCCCCAGTCCCATTTTTTCACCGCACTTTTCGGATTTACCATGCGGCAATCATAGCAAATAAATCTGTATTTACAAACCAAAAAACCATATGAGAACCTACAACATACAAAACCAAAAACCGTTGTTTCGATTCAAGCATATCGAGGAAAGCCGACACTCTGCAAAGCGTGAGATTGTGCAATCATTAGAGGCAGCCTGTGACGCTCACGAAGGCACTGATTCGCTTATACTTCTCCAACTACAGTTAGCACTCAAGAAAGCGAGGGAGCTATGACAACGCACGAGCTTATCTCTCGGCTGGAGTGGTCTCATCCTATCCAGCTTAATACCAAGAACGGTGTCCGCCTGCTTAAAAAGGCTCCCATCGATTCTGATTGGTGGCCGCTTTACAAAGAGAATCAAGAATTTCACCGTCAAACCATGCGAGATGCGGGTATCTCTATTTCTAAATACAGTGGCGAGTGGACGCTGACTTGGTGGAGTGATTCTGATCTCAAGTTCAAGCACGTTCCTTTAGACAATGTTATCGACTCCGATAACGAGCCAGCCGAGGAAATTGTGCTGCCTCCGCTTATCAATGATTCCGTCCTCTTTGAGTATCAGAAAACATCAGTGGCTCTCGGCGTGCGTAGTATCCAGAAATACAATCGGGTGCTTTTGGGTCATTCTACGGGTGTCGGCAAAACATTCTGCGCCCTCGGCATTGCGCGGGAGTTAGGAAAGCGGGTTGCTGTAATTTGTCCGCTTGCAGTAGTTACTTCATGGTATAGGGCCGCAAAAACGATGAATGTTGAAATATATGAAGCGGTTGGTTGGGAATTTTGTAAAACAGGAAAGTCAAAAATAGGGAAATGGTCTTGCTCTGAAAAGAAAAAGTTTATTTATGAAATACCTAATGATGTTATACTTATATTTGACGAATGCCATCGCGGAAAAGCAAATGGGACTTCCCAAAACTCATTTCTAATAAGGGATAGCGTTGTTCAAGACGTTCAAGCAATAGCCTTGAGCGCAACTATAGCAGATGATCCAACAAAACTTTGGGCCTTGGGCCAATTTCTTGGATTACACCAAGGAGGCAAAGATTACTATAGGTTTTTATCTTCTAATGGTTGCAAAAAAACAAGATTTGGTTTTCAGTTCCAAGGAGGCAATCACTACTTAAAACGGCTTCACCATAAAATTTATCCAGAGAGAGGGAATCGACTAAGGCATTCTGATTTAGGTGATCAATTTCCAGATACTTTAATAGCCGCAAGAGCCTTTGACATGGAAAACACTCGCGCCATTGCTTCAGAATATGATGATCTATGCCTGCGAGTTGAAGAACTGCGACACGCTGAAAACTTTAGTGCGAATGTTTTAGCAGAACAAACACGAGCAAGGCAAAAAATAGAATTGTTGAAATCGCCTTCAGTTGCTTCATTGGCAAAGGATTATCTTGAAGAAGGAAATAGTATATTCATAGCGGTATCTTTCCGTGAAACAATGGAGTTCTTGATGAAAGAGCTAAATACCGATGCAGTAATTTGCGGAGGTCAATCTAAAATGGAAAGGCAGGGAGCAATTGATTCTTTCCAGAGAGACAAGGCCCGTGTGATAATTGGAATTTCTGCCGCATGTAGGGAGGGAATTTCACTCCATGACTTGAACGGGAAGCATCCAAGAGTTTCTTTGATATTTCCTCAACCAAGCGCATACGATCTTCGTCAAGTTCTAGGAAGGGTTCACAGGGCGGGAGGCGTCACAAAAAGTCTGCAATACATCGTGTATGCGGCTGGAGTTCCGATTGAGGAGGATACTTGTAATTCATTGGATAAGAAGATAAAACGCATGGATTTACTCATGGATGGGGAATGTGACCCATCAATTTCTTTAGCTATCTCCACAAAAAATATCTTGCAGTAAATTATAGTTTAATTTAACTTACACAAATCGGCGTGAAACCCCGATTAACGTAAGATTAAATTTGAACTATAAATATACCGCCCTTGCATGGTAAAGGTTTCACCTGTCATTCAGACAGTCTTGTGGCCATGCGGGGGCGTCCTTTTATATATGAAAATAAAACGTGGAACAATTAGAGAAGATGGAATGGTGTTTTGGGGATACCATCCTGATTGCAAGAATGGTGAAAAATGGATGACAGAACATGATTTCAAAAAAAATAAATCAGATAGAATCAATAAAGTATTTAATGCGAAAAAAATAAATGGAGTTAGAAGGAGCGGAGATACTAGGGAAGATGGAATGATTTTTTTGTGTTATTGTCAAAGTTATGCAAATGGTGAAAGGTGGGTTACGAAAGAAATATTTGAAAATATAAAAATAAAACAAAGAGCCGCATCTAAAAGATATTATTGGAAGAATCCAGAAAGAGGCAGAGATCAAACTAGAAAATGGAGGCTAAAAAATCCTAACAGTGGTAAAAAATATTTTCAGTCAAATAAAAAGAAAATTTATGATTCTAGAAATGATAGAATGAAAAAAGATCCATTATTTGCATGTAGAATGCTTATTCATAATAACATAAAAAACTCGTTGCAAAAAATGGGATTCAGAAAGAATACTAAAACAGCCGATATTCTTGGTTGTTCGTTTGAAGAATTTAAATCTCACATCGAATCTCAGTTCGTTGATGGAATGTCTTGGGATAATCGCAACCTATGGCACATTGACCATATCATGCCTGTTTCCATGGAAAAAACAGAAGATGAGATAATTAGGCTTAATCATTATCGCAACCTTCGTCCTCTTTGGGCAAAGGATAATCTTTCAAAATCAGACAAGAAGCTGGACACCCTAGTTTTATTTTAAGCAAACAAAAATATCTTGACATCGTAACATGGTGAGCTAAAAGACGATCAGCTATAGCTCAAAAAACCGAGGGCCGCACGGGACTGATTCTCCCATGCGGCTCTCTCCTTTTTAGAAAATGTTGGGCGTTTAACTATGTGGTTCCCGCCCCACGGTGCTATGAATAACCAGCTACCACGCCGCCACATTCACCGAAATATTTTCCCCGCCACTAACCAACCTACTCTTGGCGTGATCCCTCACTTGAGGGCAGGCTAATGCCCACGGGGAAAGTTGTTATTCTGGCTTAACTACCTTTGCGGTTTGTCCGCTGATGTAGTAGAGCAAAACTTCTTGCAGCTTGTCGATGGCTCGCATCCCCTCAAATTGACGGGTTTCTGTGCGGACAATCATTGTAGCTGTAGCATGAAGTAGCGAAGACATGCCTTTGACAAGCTCATTTGTCTTATCGTTGCTGATCTTAGGGAAGCTAAACTTCTCTTCCAACCATTGTTTGAGTTGAGCCTGCTGTTTAAGCTCTTCGTCTGTGTGATCTTGCTTTTCGCTCATATTATTTTCCTTTAATGAAATTTAGAAACTCCCCATTTGCTGGATCGAACCAACGCTTTCCTGCGAGGTCGATAAGTAATTGGTGTGGTTCAATTTGTTCTGGCATTTCAGTAAGCACTTCCGAGTTACTGGTGTTGCCGACATTGAGAAGAAGGTAACGGTGCGGCTGTGGCCTGTCAACATTTTTACCTTGTTCCTCTTTGACTCGGTTGCGAACCTCCGTGCTAGACAATTGCTCGCTCTTCGCTTGTTCCAAAAGCAAACTTTGCTTTTTGAGCGTTTCTTGCGCTGTTCCGAAACTAGCGTTTCCAATCTCCCTGTAAACTGAGAAGGGAAGCATAGGGTCACGCTTACCATGTTCAAATGCACGGCAGGCACGGGCATAACCGGACACTGTGCTGTAGCTTTTCTTAAACTTACCGCACAGTTGATTAACTACGTCATCGTGTCCAGCATTCTCCAGCGCAACCACGGCATCACCGATAATCCACTGGCTACCAGACTCCAATGCTAGACCGAACCCAAACGCTGCAACCCAGTCTTGCATGGTTACATCGCCACGGGGAACGCACTGTGTCATTCCTTCTCCCAAGTCAAACTTCTTAGAGAAGGATGATAGTTCAATCCCGTCTGAGATACTATTTACTAGGGCCAACGATTCTTTGCTTTCTTTTGATACTTCCATTTTGTTTTCTGTTACAGGTTCTACAACCTCGATTTGATCTTCTGCTAGTTCTTCTGCATACTCCAAGTCACCAGCTAGTTTCTCGTAAATGAGAACGATTTCGTCTGGCACACTGTCGCCGGGGTATTCATCTCTCTGCACCATATTAAACAACTTTCTGATGTGGTCTATGGTGAGCTTAATTCCTTGGTATTCAGCTTGTGCCCAAGCTAATACTTCTACCAAGTATCTATCTTGATTTACCAATTCTCCCTCATCTACAGGAGACATAAACATTAGTTGCTTTTTCTTTTTCATGTTAAGGCTTTTGATTTTATTGAGTTTGAATCGAGTGATAGGCATTCACAAAGTCTTTCAAAGAAGTCACTTTTGAAAAACTGGATTGCTGAGTCGTGATCCATTTGGTTTTGTTTGTTTCTTGATTCACACTGAAAACGCTTATCAATTAATTTTGTGTCTTCATACGCTTGTTGAATAACAGCGCACCACAAGTCTCTAATTGGCAAGTCTTCCTGCTTAGTGCTTATGTTATACCTCATCTGGTGGTAGTAATACTAATCCGTATGTCCATTGAACCATAGCTAGAGCGATACCAGCCCTTGGAATGCAATGATATTCTGAGTTAGGGTTAAGCCATCGTGATACTTGAACCTGTCCAGATCGAGTTTGTGGAATCTTCTCTGAGTCTGGCAAGAAAGTGTTGAGCAACTTTACTAGAATGTCAGTCGTAACTTTCTCTTTCTTCATCTTGATCTTCGTGGCTTTTGTGAGTTGATCGTATGTTACCATTCCACATCTGGAAGATCATCATCTCCAGCCTCATAAATGTTTAGGTCGATACCTGCTTGCTCAACACACTTTGCGAATGGCGTGTTAAACCCTTTTTCGAGGTAAAAGGCATACAGTTTTTTCAACGCTGGCTTACCGATTGATGCCAGTGTTTTGCCTTTGTTTGTTCCACTTGGGACGATTGCCGATGCCCAGTCAGCGGGGTCGTAGGTTGGCTCAACCTCTTTCTTTGTCTCCCCGATGTGAATCCCCTTGCGGTTAGCCTCGATAAATACCGATGCCACGTAGGAGCGAAGCGTTTCTTCGTCGTAGCCCTTCTTGGCGTATGCTGCCCTTACTAGGTCGTTGACGTAGAGATGTTGCATTACTAGGTCATCCAAGGTTTTATCAGAGTTATCGGTTCCGATAGTCTGCTTGGGTGTATCGGTGCTGTGAGTCATTGGAATGGCATCTGCCTCCCCAAGCTCAACCTTACCCGTCTTGGTTACTTTAATCACGTCACGGTCTACCTTTGTGCCGTCCTTCTTGGAGAAGGATTCATGGTCTAGGGTAACTCCGGTGAAACCATGCTTGCCACGGGAGCAAGAGATGGTGACTACTTTCCCTTCAAGGATGCTCGCGTTCTGGTTGTTCTCAAAGAACTTCAGTCCGTAGCGTTGCCCGTCAATTTCAATCTCACCGCCTTGGATTTCAAACTTTCCTTTAGGCCCAGTAAATTCTTTAGGCTCCCAAAGTTTCGTGATCTTTCCAGTTACGGATTTAATTACTTCTTTCTGTTCTATGTTTGCTAGTTGGCTCATTGGTTTTGTTTTGGTTTGTATTTGTTTATGTGCTGCCAGAGTTTGCATACGCTTTTAAACGCCTCAAACTCAGATTCTAGTGTCTCTTCATCATACCATGCGTCACCGATTCTTCCCGGTTCTGTGGTAGAGATGTAGAGGTTCACGCCTCGGCTGGCTCCAGCGATCTTGGCATAAGCTGCAATCTGCATTGGTTCTTTGCCGTATGGCGCAATTTTGTATTCTGGTTTCGTCTTTCTTGATTTATAGTCCAAGATATGAAGGATTCCGTCCTTCTCAATGAGAGCATCGGTTGTTCCCGCATAGCCTACTTCACTGTTCACTAACCGTAGTTCGTGCTTTAGGAAGCGGACATTATTCTGCGACACCCATTCTTTAACAGGTGCAACGTATGGCTCCATGTGCGGTGCGTAGGGTAGACCTTGGAAATGATTCTCAAGAGCTTTGTGAATCTCTGTTCCTAAGTCTGCCGCATCCGATACCTGCTTAAATGCGTCTTCGATGATCCTTGCACAGTATTGCTCATCAGATTCATTTGGGAATCTTGATAGGGTTAGGCTGGCCATGAAAACTTGATTCTGTTTCCAGCGGTCAAGCTCCGGTGATGCCAATACCTTCATTACTGTAGTCACACTTGGAAACCATCCGTGCTTCTTCGCGTCACGTAGAGTAGTGGAACGTGGTTCTCCTTTAGCTGAGAGGATAGTGTGCCTAGCCTCCCCGTTGATGTCATACCAATGTCCTGATGATTCTATTGGCATGATTCGCATTCCTCCCCGTCAAGGTTGCAGGTTCTTGTGATTGGCTCACAATCCATATCATCTTCGATGTCCTCAACGGTGTCGCATACTCTACGCATTCCGTATTGGTCATCCTCTAGGTGGGATTCGTCAATCATTTGCGTCCTCCTTCCAACGCCATGTTGTGCCGTCATTTTTATCGAAGACCCATTCCGCATAGCCTCTATCTACTGCTTGCTCTCGCAATTTATTACGTTGACCTGATGTAATAAATAAAAAAAGAGTGCAAAAGAATAGATAGCAAACGAGAGAAATGTTTATGAAAGCTTTAATTTTATCTTTCATTTGTCTTCATCCCCCTCAAGGTAAGTAGCTGTTACAATTTCAGCGATGCCTTTATAATGCTTGGCGAGAGCGAGCACGTCTTTCGCGCTCTTCAATTCTTCGGGGTTAAACTTGCCTTGGTTGGCAGCCGCCTCGATCAGTCGAAGGTATGATTCCTCTTGGAGTTTCTTTTGTTTTAGGTTGTTCATTTGGTTACTAGGTTTTTGATTTTATCAATCAGTGTTGCCAGTTTCGATGTTGCAGGTTGCTTCGTGCGGCAACGGATTTGAAGCTGCTGCATGTATTGCGGTTCGATACACGGACGCTCGCCGTAGTATTCTTTTACGTTGTAGTGTTTCATTGGTTTTACCCTCGTTGGTATTGCGAGAGTGGCAACAGATATATTGAGTCTGTTTATTTGGGTCAATACTTTTTTTCAGATTTTTTTATTATCGATTTCGATAACTGGAAAGGGACACCCCCGCAAGGCGAGAGTGCCCCCCAATACCAATGAACACACGTGCAAGCCGAAACCCGCACAGCTAGTGTTTATCAGTCTCTACGGGGAAGTCAAGGATTTTTTGGTAGGTCTTGCAAGACTGTCGGCATAGACTCTGCAATGGCGTCAATCTCATCCAACGGAACTTCGTTGCCGTTGAGTTCTGATCTTCTGATTACTTCCTTGCTGACCTCATACGGCATGTATTCTCCACCAGCAATCAGTGACGCTTCACGCTTCGATATGCGGATGTCGTTCATCAACTCGATTGCCTCATCCTCAGTGGCTCCAGCCCTGCGGACTGCCATGTAATCACGATACATTTCCTGCCAGTTTTCAAACCTGCTTTGCTCTGCCACTCGGTATGCCTCGATCTGTTCTTCCGCTGTTACTCTGCGTCTGCGGGTAGAAACGTCACGGAAGATGCGTTCTGATTCGTTCTGCGCTTTATTAAATTCCCATGCCCTGTTCTGGAAGGCTTGCTTCATGTCAAGGTTCTGGAATCGAATACCAGTAAGCTCGGAAGCAATCTCTTTGACTGGTTCTGGTGCGCGTGTTCCAACCGTCTCGCCGTAGATTGCAGGAACAATACGCCTGCGGATACGGTCAATGGTTCCCGGTGTGAATGCTTTCCCAAACACATGCAAGAGAACATCGGTTGTTTGAGTGGAAAGATCAGCCTCTTCATTGTAGACCTTCTTGCCTGTCTCTGTTTTGTTTCTTGCTGCATCAATTATAGAAGCAGATACTGGTTGCCAGCTTGTAAAAGGCTCCAAGAAAGAACCCACCGCATCTGTCAATACAGTCAATGGGTTTTCTCCACGGGCAAACCCGCTTAACATTGCAACGAATGGATCGGTTAGAGCGTTGTAGGGGGAAACGTAGGAAAGGTTAATGTAGTTGTAGACTCCTTGCTTGTCTTTCGGAAACCATATCATTGCCGCATCCTTTTCCCATGGTGGAAGCATTCTGCGGACATCCTCTTCTTCTTCGTCCGTGATTCCAGAAACCATTTTGGATACTGCGTTGGCAAGGAATGCTCCGATAGCAAGCTGCGCCATGGTTCCAGCAAGCCTAGCAATTCCTTCCTTGCGTGCCGCTCCACCTTTGTTGATGTCATCAAAAGCATACTTGGCATTCCAGTATGTTGTTCGGAATGTCTCGTAGAAAAACGTGGCGAATGGGCCAATGAATGGTTGCCTACGGAACAACCTCAAGGCTTGGCTTCCTTGTGAGTATGTCGGGTAGGTATTGCGAACGCGCTCGGAGGCGATAGACATAGCATCTTCCCTGCTCATGCCTTCGTTCATACGCATTACCCTGTCAGTTTCGTTCAGCCATCCGATGATCTTACCAAACTCATCTGTCTTCTGGTAGATTCTCTGCGCTCCCTGTGTTCCAGAGCGGAAAAGTCTGAATAAAACGAATTGCTTGCTGAAGTCATCAGCATCCATGTCCTCGAAAGTCTTTAGTCCTACCTGCTCGAAGGCTTCTTTAAGCTCACCAGCATAGGCATTCTCTCCTACCAAGCCTTCTCCCGCTGCCATCTTAACAAGCTCTTCACGCGCTTCTTTCTTGCTCAGTTTTTGGTCTTTCATCAAACGATTGACTTCATCGTTGATAACGCCAAGGTTTGTGTGTCCATTTGATAGGAAGAAGAATGGCTGACCAATCAAGTTTCTCATCTGTGTAAGAACAGAACCAACGGTAAGGTTGGCTTTCCCTACGGCATTTAGCCATGCCAACGTGTGCAAGAACGGATTCTGTGTGGAATCATACGCCTTACCAAATTCCTCAAACGCCTTGGCAATCTCTGGAGAAGTGCGAAGTCCGCTCAGTGGTGACATCGTTCTGCTTTCCTCTGGAGCTATTTGAGTATTGAATCCTTTAGGCGCACTGTCTTTTGTGAACAAAAACTTTCCTGCACCTTCTGCTTTTACAGCATCAAGGAAGTTTTGATCTGCTACAAACCGAGAAATCTTTCCTACTGTATTAGCGTAGTTGAAGATGATGTTGGTATTCTCCCCCATTACATCCCGTAGCTGTTTGGGAACATCAGAGCGAGTCATCATTACAGACAAATCTTTCGCGCCAAGCCTACCACCGCGCTTGCCTGCTGTATCCTTTTCTCCAGACCAATCGTTCAACATCTGCTCAAGCTTCCTGTCTGCGTCTTCTATAGTGTAATCTGGATTGTTCTTTAATTCTTGTTGGAACAAGAAATTCCTAGCTGCGGTAAGCTTCTCTTGCGGAATCTTGTTGACCCACTTTGGATCAGAGAAGATTTTGTAGCTTCTAGTTAGGTAGACTCCGAGGCTGCTAAATACTTTTGCCTCTAGGTATTCTGGCAATTGACCGGTAGCAACCAACTCAGAAGACAACGCATCTATGTGTTGGCGCATCCTAGTAATCGGCTTCTGGATTTCTTTAGGCAGAGAGGTGATTGGTATCTCACCAGCCAGCGCATCGTTGAACATTGCCACGTCTTCTGGAGGGATGGAAGAGAAGCCATCAAGGATAAACTTGATTCTGTTAATCTTGTAAATCTTCCTTAGTCCATCGTAGAAGCTTTGAGTAGCTTGCCTTACTTCTTCTGCTTCCTTAGAAAGCCTTGCGTTCCTTCTTACCCAGTTCTGGAATGTTCCACCGGGTAGTTCGCCTTCCTTAGTGAAATACTTTTTGACCGCGCCAATCGTCCATCCAATAACCCCGTTGTCTGGTTTTGCGTTAGTGTCGATCTTGGCTTTCTTGATAGCATCACCGACAGCCTTCTTACCCTTGACGATATTAACTCTTACCGAGTTGATGCTAGTTTCGTTTTCCTCTGCGATTTGCTTCTCGCTTTTGCCTTCATTTACAAAGGCATTGTAGTCTCTAGCAACATTAGCGTCCAAGGTTGAGAGCGTTTCTTTTATGACTGAATCGATCTTCTTGGCTTTATCTATTTCAGAATTAACATCTTCGCTTCTTATAGGTTGCGGCATCTCTGCTGCCATCATCCTCCGAGTTGAGTAATCGTATTCAAGCGGCTCGTAAATCTGCATTGCAGGAGCGACGCCAGATTGCCTTTGAAGAGTCAGTTTTCCGTTAGGTAATGTGACTTCTTGATAAAACTTCTCGTATGGATCAATCCCAAGGCGAGCTTTAATCAATCCCATGAACTCGCGTAATACCTTGGCAAGCTTTCCAAGGAATGTATTAGGGGCAGCTTGCTTACCAAGAACAAGGTCAGTCATCTTCTCCGCAATGAACTCATCCAGCATGATGTAGCGGTAGTTCTCTTTATCAAACTTGATATTGTATTTAACAATATTGCCTTGATCGTCATTGACTGGTGTGAGTTTGGTTTCAGCCTCTTTAGGATTAAACTTCTTGTATGCCTCAAACTGTTCGGGTGTCAGTGAGTATCTTCCGACAAAGGCCAAGAACCACGGATTCTCTTTAAGGTATGCTTCTAGTTCTTTAGTATAATCTTTATTAATCTTCTGAACTTCAGTATCCGGTAGAAAGCGGGACAACCCATGCCAAAACTCGTGGATGCTTACAGCAGCACCCAAGTCGCCTTTATCTTGGTTCAAAAAGAATGTGACTAGGTTATCAGCGAAGTCATAGTTACTTACTCCTTTTGCGCGGATTGAGATAGCCGTATCCCATATCGCATCTTCATTTACCCTATTAATAAAGTCTGTTAATGCCCTAGCTGTCTTCTCATTGATGTTGCCAGCACTACGCTCCCTAGCAATTCGCTCCAAGATTGCGGCCTTGCCAGTCTTCCTTGGTTGCTTGCGCCTAGCGGATTCAGCAGATACACGATTGCGAAGTTCAGTAGCTTCTTCGATTACTTGGTTTACTGCGCGAAGTGGTGTGTCGGTTTTACCAGCTTTAATATCCTCTACAGCTTCAGTAATATCATATCCAAGAGGATTAAGTCGAATATCTCCTTTCGCCCTTACAAGTTTCAAGTCTCCCTTCTCCACAACCTGCGTCTCACCTGTCTTCTCGTTCTTTACAGAGTAATACTGCTCCCCTAGCTCTTGCTCTGCTGCGGTCTGCGGGATTACTTCTTCGATGGTGTAGGTCTGTGGACTCTTGCCTAGACGGATTCGGTTGCCTACTGCAATGCCTGCGGGTTGTGCTGGTGCGTCGGCTGGCTCCGTTATTGTTTCCGATACTACCGGATCACCCAAATGTGGGTATCTTCCACCGGATAACTCAAAAGGAGAAAGACCTTCTTGCGGGGATTGTGATGTAATTGGAACTTCTTCAGTCTTTTCGTTAAATTGAAAACGAATTACCTCTGGAGTAATTTCAATCGAAGTATTCTTGCCTTCTTCATATTCATTCCGAATCTCTTTTATTTTTTCTGCGTTTTCGGAAGAAACAAAAGCAATCTGATCGGAGTAACTTGTTGTTCCAGAGTATTTGTCTCGGCGTATCTTCCCGTCTGGCAAAATATAATATGTGCTGCCGCGACTCGTTTTGAATGTTGTCGTTGCTACAGTTGGCTCTAACGCCTTTCTCTCTTTAGCTGTTCCAAGTTTGGGGTTGCGAGATAGCTCTGTGTATCTATCAATGGCAGCAACCTCTGGCGCGGGAGCTTCTGCTGGTGCAGCTTCCCGCTCGGTAACAACTGCGGGTTCTGCGGCGGTTTCCGGTGCTGGTGTTACCGCTCGGGAAGGTTCTGCTACTGCCTCCGCTTCTGCTACTTGAGTTGGCTCCGCGCCAATCTCCCTAGCCAACCTAACTTGCTCAGTCTCTACTTGTCTTATCGGTTCCGATAATCCAGTGACAGTGCCAACAGCTTGCTTCAACGCTGAAAGATTTTTCTCATCTTCTGAAATCTCTAGTGAAAGCCTTTTATATTCGCGGGAAGTTGGCTCAAGACCACTCAGCCTTACCTTGTTTTTTTCTATCTTTCTCTCAACTCGGTTGGTTTCACTAACAATGGTCTTTGCGTTACTGTCTCCGGTTGGAACAGTAAGTTCCCTCACCACCTTATTGACATCAGATTCAATGCTCTCTTCCTCTATTGTCTCTGGCGATTTCGCTGTGCTCGTATCAATAGCTCCAGCAAATCCACCCAAACCAATACCAGCAACACCTTCCATTGTGGCCTGCGATACAACTCCGCGCATGGTAGGAACATCAAATCCTTCGCGTTGCAATGCAATATTGGTTGCTATTTTCTCTTGCCCTCCCTGCGCTGCCTCTGGAGCGGCTTCCGTAATTCCACCCTTCAACACACGCTGAACAATATTTCCGCTAACCCCCTTGCCTTGTTTGGATAGAACGGCAGTAAGAATCTTCTCCGCTCCCGTAGAAGCTGCTGCCGCTCCGAGTCCCGCACCAATTAAAATCTGATCTAGGTTCTTTCCTCCGTATGCTTGTGCCTCGGAAGCCCTCTTGTCTGCCGTTTCTGGGTCTACTCCTTGTTGATCTAGCTCACTATATACAGCATTGTAAATCTCTCCCTTGACTGTGCCAGCACCCATCGCTGCACCCATGCCAAGCTGAACACCTCTTATCGCTACAGGGGCTAGTCTAGCGGCAGTTCCAGCAAGTCCGGTAGCCAGCACAGGAATCATGGTTCCCATCGCATTGGCTAGAGTGTCTGCGGGGGCTACAGAAAACGCTTCAATGCCTGCCATCACTTGGTCAAGAACACCCTTGTCTTGTGCATCAGCGAGGATTTGTGAAATCTTTTGTTGGTCACGCTTTGCCTCTGCGGATAGCAAGCTATCCATGTAGTCCTCAACTCCTGCAAGTGCTTTTGATAATGGGTTGGCCGCACCGAAAATGTCAGTAACCATCCTCGTTCCAGTAACGCCACCCTTAAAAATGTTTACTGGAATGTCTGCTGCTTGGCGAAGGAATCCTTCTTCTTCTGGTTGTTCTTGAGAAACCAGTCGCTCCTGCGTTGGCTTTCCAGAAAGTATTGATGTAACTTCCTCAAGAGAATAGCCCCTTTCTTTTGCAAGATTAATTTCCTTATCCTCAGATATTAATGTATTCCAAATTTCATCATCAGAGTAACCCCTATCTCTGGCTGTCTTCAATTCATCAAATGTGAAGGTCATTTTTACATCCTAATTAGAAGATGTTAGCTTTTCAAGCTCTGATTTCAATGCCTCTCGCTCTCTCCATATTCTATCGTATTCGGATTTTTGTTTTTGCAAAAACTCTGGTCGCATCATTTCTTTTCTAGTTGAACCTCCAGATAGCGATGAAATCTTTTTATCGTAATCAGCTATTTTAGTTCTTAATGATTTTTCAAATGTTGCTTTCTTTTCAGAAGATTGACGCGCCATCGCTTGTTCAGCCGCTTGCGTGAATGGATTGTCTGGAGCGGACGGCAATCGATCTGAAGAAATTGCAGAAGATGTTTGTTCTTGGGTTTGTTTTACAGGAAATCTTTCCTTAACCGAATCCCGTGGTTCTGCGGCTGCTGCTTTACCGGCCATAGCCTCCATGCTTTTCTTGGATGGCAAGATATTCAAACCAGTAGAGTCTGCGTTTGCTGGCAATGTCTGGATAGCTTGAATGTATTCGTATTGCTTCTCAGTTATTGGAATCTCGGCAGCACCCTCGCTTGGTATCATCACAAACGGGAATGTATCACTGTTCCTTCGTGAGTTAGGAGCAAATGTTGCGTTCAATATACCACCGTTATCTTGAAAGATTTTCTTGAATGTAGGCAATGAGGAAGATGGACGTTCTTTTGACAGTGCGTTTGAAGCATCTTTGATCTTCTTAACATACTCCTTGTTGTCCTTGTATTGTTCTTTTCCTACCTCAATAAATTCTTGAGAGAATGTTTTTCTAACCGTAGCGTCTTTAGTTGTTCCGCTTGCAGTCATCTTGACGCGAACTTGTTCTTTTACTTTAGGTATTCCAATCTCCCCTACATCAATACCAAACTCGCCAAGGTCGATTGCTTCCTTGTCGTAGTTCTGTGCGCCGGGGTCGGAATCCATTGCTGCCTGCAATGCTTGTTGCTTCTGTTGTGGAGGAAGAGAATTATATGCACCCACGTTTGCAACTGCGGCTTGCTTGTATACAGGAAGTTTTGCAAATGCTTTCTGCGCTTGTGCTGATTCGTTTGTTGGGCCTCCTTGTGATGCTCCTTGGAATGGGAACGGTTGTCCAGCAGCACCAGCGGCAGCAGCTTCTTGTGTGGTTGGAGCCATCCCTGCGGCGGCTGGCAATCCAGCAGCAGCGGCTTGGTCAATTGAATCCATCGTAGCTGTTGCATCTGTTGGCTGATTAAAGTTAATTACATCACCTTCTGGAAGTGGTGTCTCGGCATCGATTCCAAGGGCAGCTTGTTCCGCAAGTTGCGCTCCGCTCATTCCTGCTGTTGCTGGCATTCCACCGCCAGCACCACGTCCCGCTTGGATTGTCTGCCAGCCTTGTGACAATACATTCTTAGCGGCATCCTCTGCAAACTGGCTTGCTTGGTTAATGTATGGAAGCAGGAATGGGTTCTGTGTAGCACCGAAAGCCATATTGGTTTTCAGCACATCCATGTATCCACCAGCCGTATCTCCTTGCTTTATCTTGTTAAATGCAGAATCATACTGCTGTTGCATGGCTGGAAGCGCGGAAGCGGCCTGCTTTTGATACTCTCGCATCGCAAGCTGTTGACCTACTTGTTGACCTAGTTGTTGCAAGGACTGACCAACTGACATGCCATAGTTAGCTGTCTGCTGTCCAAATCCAGAAATCATTGCTGGTAGTGCCATAATCTTTTATCCGTAAGCTCCTGTTAGCGCCCTTTGAGCCGAGTTTGATTGCGCTCTTGGGACGTAACCCATTCCTTGAATCTGACTAAATCCAGCGGCATAAGGTGCTGCTTGTTGGGCTGCTGCCATTGATCCATATTGAGTTCCAGCACCTTGAGCCATTCCGAGTCCACCGTAAGCACCACCAACTCCCATCAATGCTCCCGCTGTTGCGCTTGAAATACTTTGAACTCCTTGGCCTACAGCTTGACGTGCGGCTAGAGTGTTTTGGATGTTCTGTTGTCCTACATTGTAGACCTGCTGCGCTTGCCCAGTAAGAGCATTATACCTTCCGGTGTTAATATCTGAAATCATTCCGTATTTTTGGAATTGATTCTGCCGCTCTGCTTGAGCTACAGTAATATCTTGTCCTCTTCCCTGTAATCCAAACTGCATCATTTCTGAGGGTTGTTGATAAAATCTAAATGCTTCAGCGACATTTCTCCAATTCGCTTCCATACCCATCCGTTGATATTCTGAAGAAAGACTTCCAATGCTTCTTGCGAAATCGGCTTGCGGTGCTTGAATTGCAGCACCTCTGCCTGCTGTTGCAATATTAAAACCAGCACCACCTCTCTCCGCGATCATTCGCATTGTTTGATCTTGAACGTCTTGAGGAACTTCACCACGAAGATAGCTTGCTATAATGTTTCCGGTTTGTTGCCTTGCGCTTGCGCTACCGGGGGCTATTTTTTCTATTTGTTGGAGAGTGTTTTGTGTTATTCTGTTTGCAGATTCTATTCCTTCAACCGTAGCGTCTTGTAAATTATATTGTGGTATATTTAAACTTGGATCAATTTCATTAATTTTGTTTTTTAATTTATTTTGATTCCTATTAAACTCATCGGTTGCAGATTGTAGTTGTTGTTGATATTTCTTGCCTTGCCTAGAGCTTGCTTTTGCAGCCCTGTCAGATGCAGACATAGAAATACCAGCAGCAGTTGCCGCTCCAGCAACACCAACAACACCAGCAGCTATTGCAAATGCGCTACTCATTTATTATTCTCCAGATTTAATTTGTTATGTCTCCAACCTTGCACTCTAGGATGATCCTTATCAATGCTTGGGTTGAAGTCCCTTGATGTGATAGAGTCTATAATCTCATCTGGATCAGTCAAGTTAGTTACGTGACAAGTTGTCCAGATAGTATCTTCATGTGTATAGAGAAGCCTACGAGTTCCAGCTTCAGTTACTCCTGTGTATGGAGCGCGATACCTTTGAGTAGGAATGTCGTGATACCATACCGATACATCGCCCTGCAATACAAAAAAAGGATGCGTGGTTAGGTGTAAAAGAGAGGTTAAGATTGTATCCTTTGGCATGAATATCTCTCGGATATAAAGGCCGGGGGTGAACCTGTGGATAAGCGGACACTCCCTTGGAGGAAGTTTTAGTATCTCTAAGTCACATTGGTTTAAAACATCGTTCGGGTCGCCGTATCCAGCAACCGTTCTTGCATCTATCTTTTCCTGTATTTCTAGTGTCATTGGTTATGGTTGAAAGAAATAGTCGTTTGGGCTTGGTGAAAGCAAGTCTGCTCCAATCAAGCTGTCTGCTCTGCGGTAGTCAGCAACTCGTAGTGGGGCGGCTGTGGGAATCTGATCTCCCTCCATTGCCTTCTCTTCTTCTTGCACAGCAAGAGATAGGTTAGTAAGATACTCTTGCGGCTTACGGTTCTCACGCGAGTTAAGCGCAAGAACGGCATAGATCATGGCATCTGGAGTAAACTCAACAAGCTCTTGATTGTCCACTAAATCGAAGTATCTCTTCGACGCATAGATAGTAATTGAGTTGCATTTCTTTGGTGTCCTAAACCTGCGGAACACTGGATTCACATCGGTTGGATGGTAAACCGATATAAGCGTTTGAGATTCTATCTCAGTGTCGTATGCGTAGACGCGAATCCTGCCTTTAGTTACTGGCTTTGATACCGAGCGGATTGCTTTGTAGTGTTTAGATGTTTTAGCTAGTTCGCCACGGCCAAGGGTTGTTAGCTTTACAAGGCTATAAGAACCGTATTCGTCTTGTGCTTCAAATGCAATCTCAACGCCTTCATCTTCGTAGTCTTCAATCATTACTCCAATCTGATATATATTGGATGAGTAATCGTTGAATAGAACGTGCCTGCCTCCTGCCTCAGTTATTAGCCTGTGGCATGAGTTATGTTCACGAAGCCCATACGCATTGGTAGCATTGAACCACTCATCTGCGAGTGACACTGAATCTTTTCCAATCCAAGCCAGCTTGATTTGCTCATACCTATTAGGCAGCGTGAAACAACCGTCAACGCAACACACGCAAAAGTATTCATGCGTAGCATTCCATTCACGCTTGTTCCAAAGTAAGCGTCTAGCTTGGTTGATGGATTTGATGGCGCGTTCCGTGGAACACGTTCCACTGTCGCCAACAAACCCCTTAACCACCTCGACCATCTCATCGAGAGTGTCCATTATCGATTCCGATAATTATTTAACGGGTTTCCCAACTGTCGGCATTGGCTTGGAGCTATACACTCCACCCTTACCATTGAGCTTTTGATTGCCCATGGCGGTGCTGATCTTACCGCGAGTGGAAGTTCCATCAAGCGTGAGTTTTGGGTCTGTTCCTTTAAGCATATTATTGTTCTAGTTTATTGTTTTTGTTTATACAGAATAGATTGCAACCCAATCTATACTTGTAATTTGTGCAACATTGTTCTCAACTCTAATTGAGAATCCAGATGTTGTTTTGCTTGCGTCAACCACAGCAAAAAGAGGCGTTGGTGATGCTCCTAAACTTGCCGTGGCAATTGGAGTTACACCAGCGAAAAATGAATTGGTAGGAAGATTTGCAAATGAAACCGTTTGAATAGAGTCGCCCGTTGGAACACCTGTAACGGTTCCTTTTCTGATAACAACATTATCTTCAATTGAATCTATTTGGTTTTGAAGGTCTGCAAGAGTATCGTTGATTTCTTGTATCTCAGCAGGAGTTACATCACCAAGGCCGGGGACGTTTACTGTTCCGTTCGCTAGAACCTCATCGATAAACTCTTGCAATACATTTGCCCAGTTTCCAGTAGGACAAAAATCATCTGGAACATTTGGAAATGTTAGAGATGGGGCTGAATCTTGATTGTCCATAATAAGTTAATTTACGATATTGTATTCCCAGTATTTCTCTTGGCAACATAAAAATGGTTCACACTCTTGATTTTCTTCTGGGCAGTCGCCAACAGGAGAGTCTTCATTGTTCTTTATGTTCGCCATGATTCTAACTCGATCAACTGTAGTTGATCCAACTAGGTTCACTTTAATCTGAAACTCGCTTCCCTCCACCGATGGTATTCCTGCAAGGTCATTACATTCAGATGGGTCTGGAGTATTAAACTTGTATCGCTTGTATCTGTTTCCGCCACGTTGAGGAACGCAGTCAGTAACAACCGGAGAACATGAGTCGCATCCGTATGTTGTTGGAACCTTCAATTCAGACCAGCACGGGTTGCTGTCAGACCTATACTCAACAGAGCTTTCCACTTCTCCCTTAATCTCGCTCATCCACATTTCTCCACCAGTTATTTTCTTTCGGAGAAACTTGTTTGTCTGCTCTGTCCTGCTAAAATCGTATCTACCTGTGGTAAAGAATGATTCAATCTTCCTTGTTCCGTTCGGGCCAAAGTCGTCACCTTGCGTTATGGTAATCTCGTAAAGTCTATTCCTATTGTCTTTATCGAACGAGAATCCAAACCCTCGCTTCTCTCCCCTTATCAGTGCTGTGAGTAATTGAGTTGGTCGGAACCCTGTCCATATACCGTTCCACCTAAATGAGAGCTGTGCGTCGGGAGACGGTGAGGATGACTGGTCTAGGTCAAGCACGACCATCCCCCTGTGATACCTGTGAAGCCCAACATCGTCTGTCCTTTTTGTCTCTGGAGCAACGGTGTTGATTAGGTAGTTGTTGAAGAACATCGTTGACGCAAATTGTTTTAGCCACGGGGTATCATTCTGAACCCACTTGTTTACTTCCCTAGATAGCTTTCGTAGCGAGAAGTATCTTGCAAACTCCGATTGGCTGTTTGAGTAGAATGCCCAACCATCGTGCGATCTAAACCAAAGCTCAGAGTTGGCTAGTGATACATAAGGAGACACGCAACCACGACCAAGCAGGCTGATCCTTTGTATCTGTGATGTGTTCCATTGAGAACGAGGAATAGAAACATCCATTGAGAATGCTCCATTGCCAGTCAGCACAACAAGCTCACCTTGGCCGCGAAGGTTGCTGCCAATCTGCGGCATTACCTTCATGCCAGTAATGTTCCCCATCGTTGCTGGAGTTGAGAACGCGCCTCCCTCTGCCCAGTATCCAATCTCCGTGAAGTTCTCAGTGTTCGTTGTGTCCGTAAACCCGTTTCCGTATATAATGTCAGAGGCGTAAATCTGATTGAACTTGTCAGATACAAACACCCTTCCAAAAGCATACTCCATGATCGTGCCGATTGGCATCTTTTGGTTGTATGGGTTAAGGCGATATGCGGGGACGTTTAAATCTCCGTCCCAAGCAATGGCGTTCTGGTATCCGTTCTGGATGTAAACTCTATCCTCGGCTTGAACGAACCAAGTGTGCATCATCGCTGGATCATTCCCATCGATAATCTTGTAGGCGTATGCAATGTTGTTTACTACCTTTAAGAAATATATTACTCCAGATACAGAGATAAGTATTCCGTCTGCCGAGTTATATTTTGTAGCGCGATATGGATATGCGCCTTGGAAGTTGCCACTCTCAATATCGTTTACGATATTCTCACTCTGGTTCTCTCCAGCGAATATCTTGATATTACGTATGCTTGGGCGGGTTCTATTTACACCGCCACGGAATGTTCTATTGACTGACTCAGATACTATTGATTCGGGCAAATATGATGGATGAGTATCAGCGTCTTGTGCTATGATACTTGTGAATCCATCAAATACTGAACCCTCGCTTGGCATTAGTTAAGAATGTCTGGCCAAGTGGCTTTAATTCCTTCAAGATCGTCTGGAAGCGGAGTCAGAGTTACGTCGCGCAAGGCTTGCTTCTCTGCAACGATTTCAGCTTTCTTCTCTTCGTCGTTAGCCTCTACCGCCTTCATGAAGTCAATGTCTAGCTTGGCGAGTTTAGGAGCGCGAGCGGCACGGAACTTATCAAGGTGAATAGCTTTCGCCTTTTCAATGTTTATCTTTGCGCCAATTTCAGCGTCAAATTCGTATGCGTTGAAGTAGTCGTTATCGATGTAGATAGAATCAACGATCTTGTATTCTACTCCTGCCGGAATATCTTTAATGGCAATCGATACATCTCCAGTAGGGATGACTACTGCGACTTGTCCGTTGGGTTGTGGGTAGGTGATAAACATAAAATTAGTTTCCGAATGCTATAGCAGAAACTTCTGTAAAATCTGCTGGTAAAAAAGAAGTATTGTAGGTTCCAACAATAAATTTAGATATTGTGCTTGGAAAAGCTACAGTAGCCCCCCTTGAGTTATCTGTAGCTACACAGCTATATAAATTATTACTTAATGGAGATATTAAATTAACATCGTATGATCCTGTTGCTACTTTTGTAACACTTGAAACATTAAAACTTCCTTTAATCGTGCCGGGCGATGTAGTCCCATTAAAATTCACCCATGCTTTGCAAATCTGCTTCTGCTCGTTAGTGCCAAGTTTTGCGGCTGTGACGGCGTTATTGGCGAGCTTGTTAGTAGAAATCGAGCCGTCAACGGGAATAGCACTTGTCAGCGTAGTCGCGTCATTAAAGGTAATTCCTGCGGATGTGATTTGTGTTGGCATAAGATTAGTTTCCGAAGATTGCTACATTCCCTTGCAATACATCTTTAAAAGTTGTTGCATCAAATGTTTCAAACCTAAAAGATGATGTTGATGGTCTGGCATTTCTTGAAAGACAAGCAAAATTTCCACCATTTATTGTGGTTGTTCCTTGAGTATCACCAGTAAGCAAAATACTATAATTCGCATCATTCATTTCAGTAGCAAAATTCACAGTATAATCACCAGTTCCATTCCTCAAAACGCTCGTCACATTACCGCTTGCGCGAATAAGTCGATTTGTGTTTGCTGTGCTTGTTGCGCCAGTCGTGTCTTTAGTTCCGTCGAAGTTAACCCATGCGCGGCAAGCATAGGCAGGAGCGGAACCAGTAGTTGTTGAGAACTTGGTAGCAGTGTCAGCATTCCCCGTCACATTTCCAGTGACATTACCAGTCAAGTTTCCTGTAATGCCACTCGTAGTCAGCGTAGCGGCGGTTGAGCCATTAACCTTGAGATACCCTTGCGCGAGGCTGGAGTCGTTTTCTAATGAGAGTGATGTTGCCATATGTTATTCGTAAGAAATGTTAATTGTTCCAGCGTCAAATGTGTCTGTGCCGTTTACTGTAGTAATTCGGATGCGATCAAGTGCGCCGGATAGGGTTTTAGCACCAGCTCCAGAATGAACAGTATTATCACCTTGAGATATATTGCAAAGTTGACACCATGAATTAGAAGAAATTAAATTAATAATTGATCCGCCAAAATAAGATCTTGCAGCGGCAGTCGCTTGAGTTATTCCAAATCCATTTGTAAACTGAGTTCCAGCGGAAGCAACATTTACTGCAACAACTGAAGAACTATATCCTGATGTTTCAATTGATGATGCTCCAAGTTGGACAATTATATTGCTTGTTCCGTTTGTGCTAACACCATTAAACATCACAGTAATCCGCTTCACCCAACTTGGAATATCTGTAAAGTCAACAGCAGTTCCAGATGCAGTCTGTGCAGTAGCGAGAGTTAGTTGCGAATAATCAGTTCCAACACTCGCTTGCGATACTACTCCAGAAGATGATTTCAAAATACCATTGATTGATCCAATGGTTGCTCCCGGCGTTACTACTCCTGTTGTTCCGTTAATTGTTACTGGCATAATTTTGTTTCGTTAAACTACTGTCCAAGTTGATCCTGCTGGCACTGTTACAGTGACGCCAGATGCTACCGTTATTGGCCCTGCTGTCATTGCGTTTTTGTTTGTAGAAATTGTGTAGTTATCGGTTACGATAATATCGTTCTCAAAGAATACTCGGTTTGCTCCACCGCCTTTAGGTTGGTCACTGACTCCAGTAATTACTGCACCAGATACAACTCCCCATCCAGAACCATTGTTTGCGATAACGTCAAAGCCAGTAGCACCAGTAGCTCCTGTAGCGGCATATAAAGAAACAAAATCGCCATTGCTTTTTACGCCAACGATACCAACAGCACCCGTTGCTCCTTGCAGTTCTGGCAGGCTAAATGGTTTGGTTTCGCTGCCGTCTTTCCATTCAATGAGAAGATTTGCACCGTATTGAAGTGCTGAAACATTCTCTGGAGTTGGAAGCGATTTCTTGCAAAACGCAATATCCTCTACGACCAACTTGTATGCTTGATCTGTATTGCCAAGCGGGTCGCAAACATTCGTATTGTTTGCTTGGCACGGAGGATATGAATTGCAGCATCCCATATTTTTATGAAAATAATTTAAGTTACTAAAGTGTCAAGGATTTTATACAACAGTCCAGATTCCACCAGTTGGAACAGTAACAGTTACACCGCTTGCGATTGTGATTGGCCCAAAACTTCCTGCGTTTTGTCCCACCGGAACTGTGTATGATGCTGTAACTGTTTGATCGTTAAGCCAGAAGATAGAATCCGTTCCAGCACCAGTTGCTCCCGCGCTCGATCCAGTTGCGCCTGTTTCACCAGTCGCTCCTGTTGCGCCGTCTAGTCCTGTTGGCCCAGTTGAACCTGTAGCTCCCGTTGCACCCTGTGGGCCTTGGATGTTTCCAACGTTTACCCATGTGGATGAATCTGAGTCCCAAACATAAAGATCGCCAGCTACTAGGTAGCCATCCCCAACGTTGCCAGTTGGATGCGCTGCAATCAAATCGCCAACGGTAGCGTAAGAACCAAGGATTGAAATTGATGTTCCTGCTACGCCAGTTGCTCCTGTAGGCCCAGTTAATCCAGTCGCGCCTATTCCAGTAGCACCCGTAGCTCCGAGTCCAGTAGCCCCTGTAGAACCAGTAGCTCCTTGAGGGAATGGCCCTAGATTAACCCATACTGCTCCATCCCACCCATAAGCGTCTCCGCTATCTAAGACGTGGTAAATGTCGCCAACTTGGTTGCCTGTGTCTGGCAATTGAGTAAATGTGCTTACTTGCCCTTTAGGAGTTAGCATTGGCCCCATCAACCCTGTAGCTCCAGTGCTACCAATCGGTCCAGTGGAACCAGTTAAACCAGTAAGACCTGTAGCACCAGTTGTTCCCGTAGCACCTGTAAGTCCGGTTGAGCCAGTCAACCCAGTTGCGCCTGTGGAACCAGTTTCGCCTGTCGATCCTGTAAGTCCTGTAGCTCCAACCAATCCTGTGGCTCCAGTCGCTCCGGAACCCGTTGCTCCAGTTAGACCCGTGGCTCCAGTAGAACCAGTCAGACCTTGGATACCCGTAAGTCCTGTTGCGCCTGTAGCCCCCTCTCCCGTAGCACCAGTCAAACCAATCTCGCCTGTAGCACCCGTGGCTCCCGTTGCACCAAGAGATGCTAATTGAGCTACCCTTGCGTAGTAAGCTGCTTTCTCGGCTAATTGCTGAACGCTTCCAGCACTTGGCCCACCACAACAAGAATTATTGGAATTGCAAGACATATTATCGGTTACGATAGTTACTTCGTTTTAAACTGCAAGCATTTTATTTAGCTTCAAACAATTCATACTCAGCATCCGGTCTGTTCTTATCTTGGTATTCTGGATGGTAAATCCTAAGCCACCATGCACCCGTTGGTTTAGGAGGCTTACCAGTTTCGATATGCCAACCACCGTAGCCGTCTTCGTATTCTTCTTTGTAGCCAGCAATCTTAACGTGCGTCTGCCGCTCAAGAACAACTCTGTCTGCTAAGTTTAGTCGCATCCTCTCAACTGCTACTTGCCAGCTTTCGTGGACGTGTCCGCTTGCTACAATGTCTGCGTCTGATACATACACAGCTTGGCGGTTTGTTTGTATAACACCCCTAGTTACTGGGCCACCGCCACCGCTACCGTGGAAATACCAAAGCTTGATGCTTCTGTTATTTCTTTTACCGTTATGGATTTGAAATCTAATGTAACCAGAATAACCGCCTCTACGTGCGATTCCCCCGTCCATACGAATTCTTTCTGCAAGTCGCTCGTTTAGATCGGTTTCATGGTTTTTATTGATAGCCGATTCGTGATTACCATTGCCTCTTACCGTAATTATTTTAGCGTAAGGTTTAAGGTATTCCGCCGCAGTATTAACCAGGCTATCCAAATACTGGTTGTTCTGATGCTCTGGCCGAATATCTTTCTTCGATGATCGCCTGTCATACTTACCTTGCATGGCGCAAAAGAAGTCGCCAAAGTCTAGCACGGGAGCGTTACGTTCTAGTGCAAGATCGAGGTGTTTCTTGAGTTTCTTCCTATCACACTTTGGATTGTCCCAGTGGACATCGCTCTGTAGTAGGAACCATTGTTCATCTCCAACATTCTGAAGGTTTACGTTAAAGAGGTGAACATTTCTGCTAACCTCTTGGAAACTCCAAGAAACTTTGCTCATAGGTATTTTTTTAATTCTTGCATGAATCTGTCGTATTCCGACGGTTTCAAGTCATTCTTGCGGTTTGGGCTTACTGTCCTGTGGTCTGTTACGTCTTTTATCGATAACGATAATTCTTTCATCCGGGGAACTAGGTATTCGATTGCAGACTCTATCATCTCCTTTGTCAAGCTTTCTTTGTATGTGTCCCCCTCAAATGCTACGCCCAAGCTCCAGCTATTTAGGTCTGGCTTACCACGCCAAAAGCTCTTACCTGCGTGCCACGTCCTTTGGTTATCAGATGCTAGGACTGTGCGCTCTCCGTCTCGTTTAATGATACAATGGTAGCTTACTTGGCTTTCTGGATTCATGCACCAAGCTACCGAACCAACATAGCTTCCAGACGTGTGATGTAATACTACCGCCTTGGGATAGATTATTCTCCCCTTGGAGAAGTTAGGGGTTTGCCGACTAACTTCTTTATATTTGTTCTTCACTTGTCTCTCAGTGTCTTGGTCGGTATCTCGTATGAGAACGTTCCGTAATCGGTTGCGAAACCAATCCGCAACGTTTCGCATCCAGTTAGAAGAAAGATTGCTATCAGACATAATGCTACGATAGCAATTAATGCTCTGGATGTCATTTCTTTTCCTTGCGGAATACTTCGTAAAGACCAATGACGCCGATTACTGCTGTAGAGATAGCTGTAAATTGCTCTGGCTCAAGCTTTAATCCAACCAGTGCAAGGATCGTTCCGATGCCAGCCCAAGTCGATTTCTCTTTTGCGCGATTAATGATTGCTTCTACAATTTTCATAACTTTTCTATTTTTTTCCACATATAGACGCATGTTAATATGCCAGCCACCAAGCCAACAAATGCGCCCGAAATTCTAAGGCCCGTTTCTAAATGGGGGATTAAAGATACCATAACTCCGAAAAGACTTGTTAGAGTCCCAGTGATTCCTGCTATTGTAGGATGCTCGTTCATATCGCCACTTGTGTTGCTGTCAGAATAATGCTTGGAGTTTCGGGGTGTGGCGAAACCTCTGGAATATGCTGCATTGATACACGTAGGTCTGATGTTGACCAGTATAGTTCCAAGTAATCGTTAGCGTCAAGTCTTAATGCGTAGTTCACGGTTCCAATTACATGCCCATCAACTCCACCATGCGATTCTATAATACTGAATCGAGAGTTCGTTGATGGAACAACATCTCCGTTTTTCTTTAGCCAGATATTGGAGTCATGGATTTGAACATGAGTATTCGTCCACTGAACTGAAAATGTAACTGAATATACTCCTGCGTTAGCAAACGTAATCTGGCTGTTAGAGTTTATCGATACGCCATCTGAATCTGGATCGGTTTCTTCAAGCGTAACAGCTTTCTCTTCGTTTATGTTCAGAGCAACTTGATCTTCGTTAGACCAGAATGAACCCCAATATCTAGGCTGTGATACGCTTGTAAGACCTTGGGCAATTGTTTGGCTGATTAGAAGATTCTGCTGCGCTTCATTTAGAACAGAAAAGCACGCAAAACTATACGGGTTATCGTTTCCGATAGCGAGAGCTATTGTAAGATACCTTTCGTAGTTTAGTATATCCCAGTTCTTATCTGAGGTGCATGAAAGGATCATTCTATTTCTTCTGGATTTTGCGGAATTGAATCGTATTCAACTTCGCTAATATTAGATTCTATGACTTCTATTTCAGAAAAAAGATTGTTTTTTTGCTTGTATTCAATTGCCTCTTCAATTTTTAGAAACTCATTGAAGCTTTCACCTGTTGAGTAATAAACTCTAAATTTTTTATTCATAGAAGTTGGATAGGATTAAATCTTGAAGCTACCGTTGTGCTGTATTTTACTCCAAAGTCAAGGTAATCCAAGTCAATAGCAACGTTTGTTCCTGTTGTTGATACCCTGTGAACCATGGCTTTTACTCCAGCACGATTCATTAGCTTGTTGATGTTTGCGCTATAAATATTGGTTGGATCATTTGTTCCTGCTGCGCTCCAGAAGGTAACAACTCTTACTGAGTTAATAAAGAAATCAACTCTGTCTCCGTTCTCATAATACAAGAAAGCAAAATCTTTCCAATCAGTATCCGTTATCGATACTCCAGTGTCGAAATTTGTAGTAATGTTATTGTTCCTAGAAGAGCAAATCCAATTACTTCCGTTTGTAGAAATAAATGAAAGCGATCCTGTTCCTACTCCCAAAGAAGTATCTGAAAAACCAAATTGATAAAAACCAGTCAATGTAACATCGAAAAATGGAGCAACTGTTCTAATGCCTACACCGAAATAATAACGATTACCATTTCCCGGGAAAAAGTTAGTAGCATTGCTCATATATCCGCCACGCTGATCGTTAGACGCGACGTTCCCTGTTTGCAATTTTACAATACCATCTCTTGCTTCAGTAGTTGTTGGATTAACGGTAACGCTTGCTGTTCCACCATTATTTGAAAAAGAAATAAGTTGAAGTCCAGCCGCCGCATTTCTAAACTCTTCTCTGATAAATTCCCCCTCGTATGGAGAAATTAATCCGACTCCAGTAGCTCCCGTTTCACCAGTTGCACCAACTTCACCTTGGATACCAGTAGCACCTGTCGCGCCATCAGTTCCAGCAATGCCCTGTTCACCAGTGGCTCCAGTTTCTCCTGTTTCTCCTACTGGGCCAGTAGCTCCTGTTGCGCCAGAAGTCCCACCGCCTGTTGAGAAACCTTCTGCAATAGTTTCAGAAATAAGAAGGTTTTGCTGCGCTTCATTAAGTGCTGAAAAGCATCCAAATGAAATTGGATTTTCTAGTCCAATAGATTCAGCGATTGAAAGATACCTTTCATAGTTCAAGGCGTCCCAGTTTTTGTCGTTAGTGCATGATATACTCATATTATTTATTCGGGTTTTTGTTGTAGTTCAGAAAAGTTTACTTCATTAATATGTTTAGCAATTGTTCCAAAAGGAGGTGTCCATGTATTTGGATTTCCATCCCAAACAACTAGGTTTACTAGCCATCCACCTGTTTCATCTATAATAGCGTAATGGTTATCCATAAACTAGAAATATGTAGTGATGATTGCGATTCCGTCACCGCCTGCTCCTCCTGCGCCAGAGTCGCCAACTCCATCGACTGCCGCACCGCCACCGCCTCCACCGCCACCATAAATTCCTGCATTACCACCACTTTGAGCGTTTCCAGTATCGCTAGAGGAACCGCCTCCACCGCCTAGTCCTAGTGTGGTAAAAAGTCCGTGCGCTGTTGGAGATAAACCAAATCCTGCGCCTGCTAGTCCATAGGTGTAAACGGTTCCTCCTATGGATGCAGCAGTTAAGGCATTTGCAGAAGTTATACCACCTCCGCCGCCACCACCACTGATATATACTCCAACACCTGCCGCTGTCGCATTCCCTGTGCCGCCACCGTTACCACCATTTGCACCGCCATTTGGTGCTGCTCCCGGCGAAACACCTCCATTTCCCGCTGTCGCTGACCCTCCATTACCCAAAATGCCGCCAATAGCTCTAAACTGTCCAAAGCTTGTGTTTCCTCCGCTGGTTCCATTAGAGCCATTTGTGCTGTTTGTTCCAACCGAGGCTCCCCCAACTCCACCTGCCCCAATAGTAACTGTTACAACTGCTGGCAGCGTTGACGCATCGACATTGAATATTGTGACAGGAGAGCTCCCTCCCCCACCGCCACCAAACCTAACGCTTCCAGCAGCACCCTTGCGTCCAGAACCACCGCCACCGCCACCAGCAACAAGCTGAACTTTAACAGCTTTAGCTCCAGCAGGCTTGCTCCAAGTTCCAGAAGATGTAAAAACTTGAACGTCTGCCGTAGCTTGACCACCAGTAGCTCCAGTTAATCCTGTAGCACCGATTCCTCCCGTAGCACCTGTAGCACCTGTAGCACCTGTAGCTCCATCGATTCCTGCAACACCAGTAGCTCCAACTTCTCCGGTTGCTCCTGTCGATCCTTGAATTCCTGTGGCTCCGGTTGCTCCTGTAACGCCAGTGGCTCCAGTAGCTCCGGTTGCGCCACCGCTGCCGCCGCCAGAAAGCCTTGGGTCGTTACCTTCGCATACAGTTCCAGCGGTTGTTCCAAAAAGAACTTGAAACGTTCTATTGGCGGTTAGATTGCCGCCTCCTGTCAATCCCGTTCCAGCGGTAATAGTCCTAGTTTCTGGAACAGCGTCAATATCTTCTGGCGCGATAGGATCGCTTCCACCAGTGAAATGCGTAGAAGCGTGAGGGGCTGGAAGCAAGCTACCGTCCGAAGAAACATAATCCAGCTTACCAGTGAAGGGATTGAATTTTAAACCCATATTAGGAGAGTGTTACGTTTACTAGATTTGCGTCATTTGCAATCGGGGGCTGAACGGAATATGTCAGCGTAAGAGTTGCAACAGGCGAACCGTCTTTTGAATAAACAACGGTAGATGCGTTGTTTGTGGTTCCATAGTAGCTAATGTCGATTTCGTCATATTCTGGAATAGCAAAACCTTGCAAACTTCCAATTGCATCAGAAATCTCTTCTCCAGATGCAATGATTTGGTTTTTGATTTCCCAGTTCTGAACGTCTGGTGTTGATTCCTTAAAACAATTTTCTGAAAGTGACATAATTAAAATTCTTTATCGGTTACGATAATTAAACCTCAACGGGAGTCAAGGCAGAAGCAATGGCTTCATTTAGCGCATTCCATTGCTGTGCATCTGTTAGTTGTTCAAAACAGTTTTGGCTAATAGATTCACGCTCTACACCGATTGATTGGAATGCTTTATAGAACTGATACAATTTACCAGAATCATTCATTTGTGAATAACATCCAAGAGATACAGGAGTGCTTTCTGAAGCGTTATTTAGCGTGATAAGAATCTGATAACCCCAGTTGGTGTAGGGTGTGTCTGAAAAACAAGCCATAATTTTATTTTAGTTTGCCCAAGTGAGAGGGTGGGTTTTACCCCACCCCCTCTTTATGAGCGTTGCTTTTTAGGCTGGTTCTTGAATGTCGCCAACACCATTGCAGTTGTAGCAATCGACTGGTTCAGTCGGAGGTGTGTAGTCATTCAGAGGGCAGCAGGAACCGTAGAGGTTCTTGGTCTTAGGCAAGCGATGCAGGAATGAGTGCATCAAGGTTGGGTCTTTGATCTGTGCTGCGAGGCGGAACTGAGCTTGATAGAAGCCCATCTTGCGCCAGCGGTTGCACTCCCAATCTGGATTCTTCCACTCCCAATCACCAGCGTAGTTTTGGCCCATCATCTGAGCTTGGCTGTAGCCAGTTTGAGAAGGCATTGTCCATTTGATCATTGCCTTGTTGACCATAGCAACCGAGATTGCGAAGTCGGCATTTGCGTAATCCTTGTTCGGGATGTAGCTGCAACCGTTCTCCTGAACGATCTTGGTGTAGCGAGGCACGCGAACGAGCTTCGCCCATGTGGTTGGATCGGTCGGGCTGAATGGTCCTGCTGGCTGATCGGCAGACGGGGCTGCGTTGAAGCGAGCGGCGTTGATGTCGTATCCGAATGCGTAGTCACCGATAACGCGATTGACACCCAGCTTGAGGCTGGAGAGGCGTGCGTCGAAGTCGGTGTTTGCATCCCAGTAACCGTTGTTGCGCTTGGCTTGGAAGTAAAGCGCACGGCCAACACGAGGGTCAGGGATAACGATGTCAAGAAGCTGCATACCAGTGGCTTCTGCGATGTCGAGACGGAAAGCGTCGTCCTCGTTTTGGAGGTCGATCAATGCGTCATCGAGCATGTCGAGCGAGAGGTAAGCGATCTTAGGAAGATCAGCAACAGCAACTTTAACGCGAAGCTCACAGAGGTTGTAACCGCTGTTGGAGTTTTCTTGGTTGTCGCTAGTTGGAACGAACCAAGCAGCGTCATCAAGAAGACCGCAGTAAGTGCCGTCATCAGTGGTCAGACCAACCCACTTGTGGCCGGAACCACCAATGTAGTTGCCGCGAAGGAACTCTTCATGCACGTTCTTAGTGATACGGGCATTGCTCTCTTCAAACTGAAGAATTTCTTCAGCGGGGAAGAGGCGATAGAGAAGGCTCTCAACGCAAATCCAGTCGGTGTGCATCTCTTTGCGCAGAAGCTCAAAGGTGTAGCTCTCCGTGCCGGGGCGTTGGATAACCTCGCTCAAGGTAGAGCAAGAATCGGTTTCGCAGTATCCGTCAACAATCTTGCGGAAAGGGGTGCAAGGATCGTAGAAACCACGACCGAAACGGAAACCTTTCTGCTCGGTGGTGTGGTTGAGGGGCCAAGGCTGCTCCTCGAAACGGGTGAAGTATGTGGAGTTGGTGACAAGCTTCTTGACGTAAAGATCGTTGAAATACTCACGACCCTCGCGGAAAAAGCTGTCCAACTCTTCACACGAATTGAATTGAATCATTTCTGACATATTAGTGTATTTTGTTTGAGTTAGTTTTTGTTGTTGCTTGTGGCACTTGCTACGAAAACTCGAAAGCATCAAGCGAGTGCCTGTTTCTTTCGAGCCGGAGTCAACCCTCGGTGCCTATTAAAATAGACCAGTCCGGAATACCAGTTTTTATGCGAGATTGGAAACTCGCCAGCCAGAGCGGACTGATCCCCCTAATTGCTCACGCTTTCGGCATACTCTGTATTCGGCAATCTACATATTACTATTACCGTGTCAAGCATAAAAACAAAAAAGGGGAACAGATTTTACTCTGCTCCCCTTTCAGCTAATACGGAAACGAGGGCTTACCTAGCAGTTTGCATCCGTCCTTGTGGCGTAAACTTAGATAGTTTAGCCATCAGTCCCTCCGAAGGACTAATCCGCCTTTGCTGAGAATCTGTTGTCGATTTCGGTGATCCTTCAATCTTTGAAGCTCCCTTGAGCTTGTTAATAAAATCATCCTTTTCTTTTAACATTTCAGACTGTGCCTTAACAAGAGCTTGAAGCTTTTTGTATGCTCGCCCTTGGTGGATAAGCCTGTTCATTTCATCAACCGATGCAGGATCATTTGACTGTTGAGTTGCTGCCAGTGCTATTGCTTCATCGCGGGATGTATCGAATGTGATACCTTTATCCTTCATAAAGGATTCGATCTGCTCTGGAATTGCAATCTCGCTGTCCACTTCTTCAGCCTGACGCTTGTAGCTATCGCGCCATGTATTGATAAACTGACTGCGTGTTGCTACTTCTTTCTCCTTAGCTTTTCGGGTCAACTCCATCTTGGTTGTTTGCCAATCGGATACAGCCATCGCATGACTCTGCGTTGCCTTCTCGAAATCTTTGATAGCGTCAACAAAGCGAACTTGGTTGTAGGTATCGAGAGAATTGGTCAGTTCTTGGAATGCTTCTTTTCGTTCGCGTAGTGCCTCCCTTTTCGCTTCTTCAGTTTGCGCTGCGTAGATGGCAGCGTTAGCCGCTGTTCCACGGTTGAAGATGGCAAGAAGTTGAGCATCATCGCCAATGATTTCCTTAGCCTCGAAATAGGCGTTCTGAATAGGTGCAACATACTTCTCTTGGAAATCTGGGCTTTGTGTAATATCGTGGAACTCTACCTTACTACGAAGCTCTTGAATCTCTTTTGTAAGATTGGCTTCAAGTTCTGATTTCTGTTCGTTGATTTTATTAAGTTGTTCTTGGTAGTGGTTTGCTTCTGCTGTTGTTTGACTGTTCTTTACTAGCTCTTCAAGCTCTGTAATCTTGCTGGTGTATTTTGGAATCTCTTGGTTCTTGTATTTCTCTAGCTCTTCTTTGAGACGCTTGTTCTCTTCAATTTGTTTTTGAACAAACCCCGGCTTTTTCTTTTCCATCTGAATCAGCGGCTTCTTTTCCGTGTTATCGGAATCGATAACATCTTCAACAACATCTTCAGAAGAATCGCTATCAATTTGTGTATCTTGTTGAATTTGCGATCCATCTGGATTACGTGAAAACTTCTTTAGGAAGTCAGCAGTGTTTCCTTTGATTGGAACTTGTGGTTTAGATTGGAGGTCTTTGATGATCTCCGCTGTTTCGTTGTTTTGTGTTTGTTCGCTCATAAATTATGCTTCATCCAAGTCTGGATCAGATGCTTGCTCGATTTGCTGTTTGATCTTCTTAGCTTTCTTGAATTGCTCAGTTCCAGATTCCGCGCTTGCCTCGATAGTTGCAATAGCGTGTCTGACTGACTCAATCCCGTTAGCAGGGCAAGTCATAAGGATTTGTGTTTTAAGCGCATACCAATCATCGTGATTTACGATTGACGCGCATAGACCTTGGATTCTATCTGTCGTGTTCATTGATTAGGTTGTTGTGTTACTGGCTGAGTTTGCTCCATCTCTGGAGATTCCATTTCCTCAATCTCTTCCTCTTCCTCTTCTTCAAGAACCTGTGCTTTAGGAACCTTACCCATTGCCTTCTCAACCTCGGCACGGGCCTTGGCTTTCTGTAGGGCAAGTTGAGTGATGCCTTGCTGCTTGCGCTGCTCTGTGCGTTGCGCGTGGCTGATGGAAGCCTTACCGATTGAGATGTCTGCGAGTTTCTGCTTAGTATCGATCTCGATACCAGATTTAGCGGCGAGGTATTGGAGTTTAATATCTTCTTCAGACATTCCTTGGCCGTTTCCTTTTTCTTGCTCTGCTGCCAGCATATCTTGGTAAACCTGTCCAAGTTGGTCTGCCATGCTTCCAGCTTCTCCCATACCCTGCATGAATTGCTTGAGGAAATCTTGTTTGGTAGCGTCTTTTGCAATGAACTCCACGTGAGCCATGATGTGTCCACCTTTGAACTGAACAGAACGGACTGCCTTTGCAAGTTCGTTGATGTCTGGCTGTCCTGCTTGAACCATCTGCAAGTTTGTTTGCAGTTGCATCATCATGTCTGCAAAGTGACCTTGAGCGTGTTCGATATGCGGGTCTGTTGGCAGCACAGGGAAGTTTTGTGGGTTCACGAAAACGTCTGTCATTCCAGCGTTCTCGAAACCGATAATGCGAGCGTTATCATCGATGCGCTCTGGCTTAGTATCACGGTAACGAACTACGTTGTCCCTCCCGGCCAAAGCTGCGATGGCGTCCTTAACGGCATTTTCTTGTCCTTCGTTGGCTGGTGTGATTGAAGTAAGTTGAACAAGTTTCTCCGCAGTAATGAGCTTGAAGGAGGGGGAACCTGCTCCGTTGATGAGGTTGCTTCGCACACTGGTAATGTTCTTCCAAGAAGCCGCTTCCTTTGGAGTGCCAAGCTGTTCAAGGATGTCGTAGAATTTTTTAACATATTCATATCCGTCGTCGTTTCTATTCGCAGAAACAAATCGTCGGTATAGCTCTTTAAAGTATAACGTTTCGCATTCATTGAAGCGACGGATTTGTGTTCCAGAAAGTTTTGCTGATTCAGCGGCATCAAGCTCTGCTTCGCCTTTTGTGCGCTGCTTGCCTCCAGCGGTTGGCGCACCGATACGGTATTGTCCGAGGTTGCGGTATAGATCGCCCATGTAGAACTGCATGAAGCTCATGCTCTCTCCTACTGGAAGCTGGAACCTGTTCTGTGTGAATTTAGCACCGTCTGGCATTACGCTGATTGGAAGCCATTCCATTTGCTTTAGCATCTTGCTCGCGTCGGGCGACTGACCTTCAACCATCAGCATTGAGTTAAGGCGCACTGCATCAACCAAACCGTTCATCGTGAAGTCGTATTGGCGGCATGCAACATAGGCTGCTTCTGCTTGACTCTTAATGTCATGGAATAAACCAGAACCAACCGAGTCAGTGAGCATATACATGATCTCGCTCCAGTCGCTAAAGACTCCAACTTGTAGTTGCAGGAAACCGTGCTGATCGCGGATTATCTCTTCGCTGATCTTGTTGTTACCTTTTAAGGAACCGTTGATGTGAGTGATGATTGGATTGTAGTCCTGCAAAACAACAGCCTTACTGATCTTACCGTCAAATTCACGCCAATAGATTTCGTATAGGTCAATCTTCTGGTTGACGCTCAAAGACCAGTTGAAGCCAGACTCACTGATTGTGCGGAAGAAATCTTCGCGGGATTTGTTATGCTCGCTGAATGCGCGGTGGAATCGGATAGCATCGATAACTGCGTCTACATTCCAGCCTAGTGCTTCTGCCGCTTCACGGTTTTGGATGACTTTGTAAAGTTCGTAGGGGGTTGGGCGGCGACGAACAACGAACTCTTCAAGATTGCTGAAATCAACTTTGATGTCATCTGGAAAAAGGAGGTCAGAAAGGAAGACGTGCTTGGGCATCCATCCAACTGGCGAGTCCCACATTCCGATTCCTTTGCCGTAAAGTAGCATGGATTCGATGTCTTGTTCCTTGTTGTAAAGGTATCCCGGCCATTCACGGATTGCTTGGTCGAACGCTTGCGTGATGTTTTCCGAGTGAACGTGCTTTTCTCTTTCGTTGCCGAATTTTGTTTTAATCGTGGCGCACGCTTGCCTTTCGGTGATGATGTCATAATAACTTGATTTCTGATTATTTACGATTGCTTCAAGACTTCCCCAGTTTACGTCACTTTGCCAAGGCAATTTCTTTTCAGCTATCTTACTGTAGCCAGTAGGGGGGAACCGCTTGTAACTCTTATAGATGCGGATTCTTTTATTTTCTCTTCCAGTATTGTTTCTCGCAAGATTTTCAGCGATGTTCCAAGCATGATTTGCGGAACTGATTCGTGTCTTGGGAGGCTCACCATCGGGGCCAAGAGTTAAAAGTGAAAAGTTATCGTTGCCTGTTGAAATCATTGTATAGTTATCGTAAACGATAATGAGTTAGTCAAGAAAACATTGTGTTAAGTTTCTGCCTGCGCTTTCCACAAGCAGCACAACCCTTTGCCTTTTTCTCTAGTTTTGTTCCTGTTGCTTTGTCTATGACGCGAGCGATGCCGTGTATAACATTTGCAACAGTGTCGCCTGTTTGCATCCAGCATCTTCCTTCTGGTTGCCTAAGACAAATCTGATGCTCAATATCATCAGCAAGGGTTGCTGGAATTGGATACTGATTTACATCCATATCTTTTTTTACGTTCGCAATGAGATTGCTAAATGTGCTTCCGTAAACGGTAGCTGGAAATTTCAGTGTCCCTTTAGTCAGTTCGTAACGATAGAACCATCCGCCGACAGGAGACAATTTAGGGTCTTTCAATTTCATCTTGTGTAAATATAGAATTATTGTTAAATGGAATTATGTCAAGCAAGAAAACGATCAATAAATACGGGATGGCTTTTCCAGACACAATGGACGATTTGAGTATTGAATTGTTCTGCTACTCAATAACCCGTGGTCAGTATGGCCGAACTTATTGCATTAAGAATAATATTGATCTAGGCGACTTTAAGTTACTGACTCCATTCGAGCATTTTATTAAAGCAGTTCAATTTCAGTGGCCTAACGATGTGTCTATAAAATCAAGAGGCTACATGAATACTCAGCTTCTTAGAACTATTGAAGAGCTTTGCAATAATGATGACGTGGTTCTTGCTGGAGCCGCATCTATGGGTAAGTCGTTTCCTGTTGGTCTTTGGATTCTTCTTGATTGGTGTTCCGCTCCTACCTGCACATCTTCTTGGGTTGCCACTACGACTATCGGTGCGTCCGAGGATCGTATCTGGGGTATCATCTCAAAGCTATGGAAGTGTTCGCGGATTAAGATTGGAAACCTAATGGACTACCGCCACATGATCGTATGGGGAGGTGGAGACGGTGGAGACCAAAAGGACTACAGTAACGCTATTAAAGCTCTGGCATTCCCTCAAGGTAACGAAGGACAGAAGGCTATTGACACAACCCGTGGTCGTAAGAACAGTAGGATTCGATTGGCCCTTGATGAGTTGCCAGAAATGGAGATGGGTGCGTTGACAAGTAAAGTCAACCTTTCTTCTAACGACGATAAGGTGTTTATCGGTATCGGCAACCCATCTTCTGGTGACAATCCGCATACACGTTGGTGTCTTCCAAGAGGGCAGGCTAACTTTGAAAGCGTGTCAATGGACATGGACAAGTGGGAAACCGAGACAGGCGTTTGCTTGTTCTATAACGGCATGCGTTCGCCAAACTTTCAAGCACCATCTAATGAGCCTCCACCATTCCCGTTCCTAATGGATAGGACAAAGCAGGCTCAGATGTTGCGGCAGTGCTACGGTGATGAGAATGCTGTTGACTATGTTCGTAACGCTATTGGCTGGTGGCCAAAGGCTGGCTTTGCTCAGACCATTCTTACTAGCGACTTGATACGTAACGCCAACACCGCAGATGAACCATTGTGGTCTTCAGAGGGATTAACCAAAGTAGCGGGATTTGATACTGCATTTACCGCTGGAGGCGATAGGTGCGTGCTTACAATAGCCAAACTTGGATATGTTCGCGGGACTCAAAACAAAGTAATGTTTATGGAGAAACAGCACGTTATCCAGCTTTCCGCTAGAGAGACTGCTGAATTTGAGAACCAACTTGCTACTGAAGTTGTCCGTATCTGCCGAGAAGCTGGTGTTGAGCCAAAGAGATTTGGTATGGACGTGTCCGGTGATGGCGGTAGGGTTGGGCAGGCTATTATCAGAGAGTGGCTAAAGTATGACCAAAATGGACATAGTATTGTTCTAATCTCTTCTATGGGTAGGCCGACTGACCGTATCGCGGCGGATGTGGATAAGCGTCCATGTAAGGATGTTTATGATCGTCTTGTATCCGAGTTCCACTATTCTGCCTATCACGGATTCAAAAGTAGAACGATATGGGGAATTGATTATGCCAGCGAGCTTGGTAGAGAGCTTTGCCTTAGAAGGTATACTCTAAAGACTCGCAAGATTTCTATTGAGACTAAGAATGATTTTAAGGCGCGAATTGGATACTCGCCAGACTGTTTTGTTGAGGGAACATTGATTTTGACTCCAAAAGGTCAAGTAAAGATTGAAAATCTAACGCCCGGAGATGAAGTGATTACTCCTTTTGGTGTAACAAAAATTTCTTTTATCCATGATGAAATTCACAACGAAATATGCAAAGTAGAATTTAGTGATGGAAGAGTTCTTGAAGGAAAAGGAAAACATCGTGTTTTTACATGGGAAGATGGATGGGTCAGGCTTGACAACCTTTCGGGCGCATATACAATAGAGTCTGAAGAAAGACTAATTGTATGGAACATCCTAAATTCATTATTCACAACGGACGCAAATACGGCATTCAAACAACGGGTCGATATTATCAAGACTGGAACAAGGCTACGGGCGAGAGACTTCTACATCGAGTCATTTGGATTGAGCACAACGGGCCTATTCCTGATGGCCTTGAAATCCATCACAAGAATGGCGATTGGACTGATAACAGAATTGAAAATATGGAGCTTCTTTCAAAAGCCGAACACATGCGGATGCATATGCAAGAAAGATTCAAAGACCAACATTATTACGCAAGGAATTTGGAGTCTCTTAAGCTTGCTCAAGAGGCGGCAAAAGAGTGGCACTCATCAGAAGAAGGAAGAGAGTGGCATAGAAATCATGCATACAACAGCATTCTCAAACGTGAAAAGTTTGATGGGTCTTGCAAGCAATGCGGAAAACCAGTCATCACACAAAACAAAACAAAATCCAAGTATTGTAGCGGGGCTTGTTTCCAAAATGCAAATCGTGAAAAGTATAAAACAGTTACCTATAAATGTGCTGAATGTGGTAAAGATTTTAACGGCGATCCTTACAGGAAGCGCGTTTGCTGCTCCAAAAGTTGTGCGATCATCAAAAGAAACAAGGGACGCAAGGGTATTAAACTTGGTCCTCGAAAATGATAATGTATATTATGCTAATGGAATCCTTGTAGATAATTGCGCGGATTCATTTGTATACGCCTTAGAAATCGCTAGAAAGAACGGACTTGTTTTTATCGGAACCGATAAAGCTGTTCCAACTAATAGGTTTTGGTCAAGAGATGAAAAGCCTGCGTTAGTTGCTGATGAGGAAGATTATGCTACTGATGACTGGGGCGAATGATTACTTTTTCTTCCAATCAATAGCATCGTAGTTTTCCCAATACTTTTTAGTGATTGGTCTTGGGCTATCCCCCTTACCTGCTGCGCTGGTTTTCTTTACGGAACTTGTGTTTGATTTTGATGTTGTGTTTTTCATATAAAATAAGTTGTAGCAGGAACGAGTATGCATCCTCTTTATAGGTGTGGGGTTGCCAAACTTATGGACTACCCAGAGTCCCCCCAGTTCGATGTGGCGTCGGATGGATATTTCCGTCCCATAACCGCTCATCCGGTAATTAGACACCTACCTGCTACAAAGTAAACTAAACTAGGGTTAGCCTTTGTCTCCAATGATTCTGCCAGTGTTTTAAACAGTGGGTGATTGGATTACAGGACGGGGCATGAAGCCCCATTTCCCCTAGTCTAGCTAAAATATTCTGATCGGACTAGACGCTACTCTAGCGCATCGGTTTTAATTGCACCCCCGACATTGGTGCTTGCCGTGTTTTGGCAGCGTAATGTATTTGACGGTTAAGGCGGTCAATGGCCTGCGTGTCCCTATAGCCAATGGCTACAGCACAACCCCTTGGGAAGTGGCTTCCACGCTGCGCGATCAAAAATGTTTCAAAGATCAAATCCGGCTTGAACTACCTAGCACTATTCTAGGATACCTTCAAGTTCATACACATTGGCAATCTCTTCAGTCACCGTTACCAATACCAATGTATCACCCTCATGGGTCTTTTCAATTCTTTCTATCTTTTTAATGTCGGACTTTTTTATCCAACAATCGACATAATCTTGGCGGAATCGAATCTTGTCCGGTTTCTCATCGGAGATAAACCCCTTGCAGGTAATGTATCCTTGGAACGATGAGTTGTGTTGTTCATTTATATTCATAAATCAAATATCCTTTTTCTCTTGCCCACGCTGGATTGTCGTGGATGTTGGTATGACACTGGCGGCAAACAGCCATGAACGTATCTTTGTTAGATAGGTTCTTACCCCTTTTACTTTTGTGATGTATGTCCGTAGCTTCTCCCCCGCAGACTTCACACCTTGAGCTTGATAGCAGATACTCTCTACGGACTGATGCATATTCTTTGTTTAGCTCCTTACGCCTATCGCTGACTGCGTTTAATTTCCCGCCTCGCTTTTTGAATCCAGATTTGGCGCGGAGGGGTGTTTTGCGTTTGAGCATAGTTCTACAATTTTTTGGACTTGATCTCGGTTCAAGATACTTTTGGCAGTTGTTTCAATTTGGCTGATAAGTTGTCCTGTAACCCCGATTGACCCTCCAAGCTGCCTGCAAGTTAGACCGAGCATTGCCCTTGTCTCTTTAAGCTGTTTGGCAAACACAAACCTACCAGACTGCTTCAACCTTTTTGACTCTTCGTAGGTTGACATGCAGGCTTCGTATGCGCCAATCAGTGGGTGGTCTAGTCTCATTTCCTGTGATTAGTCTACAAACTTTTGTTGACAGGTCAAGCATGAACTCAGATTATCGGTATCGATAATGGACAACGCAAAAGAACTCGTAGACCAAATTTCCACCTACATCCTCACATCAATGCAGGCTTCCGTCCTCATATCCAATCTAGCTCTGTCTAAGATTCTGGGTGAGGGTCTGGTTGTTCACTACGAGACTTGCGATGAAGACGGGCCTTTCATTACCCTTGGCGTAAAACCAAACGGGGAAGCTGTGATCTTCGTTCTCATGGAAAATGTCAGCAAGATTTACTTCCTAGAGTGCAGGGTGGATGAGAAGGAGGCTACTCTTGATAAAAAGATTTCCATTATCGAGATGCCAACATCAGAGGAATGCAACGAAGTGTGGGATAACCTTTTAGACGATCTTCCTCTGTGGACTAGTGGAGGGAAAGAAAAAATTGAAATAAAGTATTGACACGGTAGGTGTCGATTTCTAGGATGGTTGGCGTAGGGAGCAATCTCTGCCATCGGGGTGAGAGCCGATGTGAAGGACAAAATTAAATAAACAAATAAAATATATGATCCCTTGTGGTGGTTTCACCACTCTCATGCGTCAGTTGCCGCTTTTGTCCGCCACTACAAGGGGTCGCCTTTTTTTATGGACGTAACGATATACGAAAGATGCGAAACGATGGCATCTGGATTGCCAGAAGATTATCTGGTTGGATTAACAAAACCATCAGTGGATAGGATTCTGAAGATGGAAAACCCCGGAGACTGCTTGGCTCTTTACACTTTCTACTGCTACACAAGAAAGTGGCAGCAGAATAGTTCTGTATTTGCGACATCTGAATACGCAATGAATGGTCTTGGGTGGGGAAGAGATAGGTTTTCTCATGCCAAAAAACAACTCAAGAGTGCTGGTTTTATTGATGATGTTGTTAGAAAGGGGGAGGGTGGCAGAGTGGAGAAGTGGTATGTAGAAGTTCGGTTTGCACAGTCAGCCACCCTAGGGGTTTTCCACACTACGGAAAACCTACACTGTGGAAAAACCTCAGACAAATACCTAGGAATAGTAAATGAAATACCTAGTAATGGTATAGAAATGCAAATAGGCGTGGAAAACTCAGCAGAGGCTTCGTCTTCCACAAATGACTTTTTCAACACCAACGAAAGTCAGCGTGCTACCGCACAAGCAAGCGAAGCTAAAGCTTCTGATTCAAGACCCCCCCGTTCCATGAAGACACAAGGGTTGCGAAAATCGATCGTTCCCCCCCCAAAGCCAGACGGGATTACCGAGCAAACTTGGGAAGCGTTCTGCGACATCCGCAAGGAAAAGAAAGCCAAGATTACTCCAGCGGTTCTAAACATTATCAAGTCAGAAGCACAGAAGGCGGGTTGGCCGCTGGAAGATGCGCTTCGTGAATGTGTCCTCCGTGGTTGGAGAGGATTCAAAGCAGAGTGGGTATCCAACCAAAAGAAACCCCAACAAACAAACCAATCCTTTGAAGAGATAGATTGGTCAACCGTAAAGCCAAACCTCTAATTATCGGAACCGATAACCAATGAACACAGACACACCAATATTCCACCTCGGAGAAGTGGGAGCACTATCTCTGATCGCAAGCAACCCAAACATCCTAGCTACACAAATCTGGGATGTGGATTATTTCGCCATAGATGCCCATAGAACCGTCTTTGAAGCTCTCCGAGATACATACCAGCGGACAGGGGACACAAGCGAGTTCTCAGCCATTGCAGAACTATCCAAAAACGGGAAGCTAGAAATCATCGGTGGGGAGAATGCAGTATATGACATTCTCTCAGCTCACAAAATGAAACCATCTGACATAGTAATCGAGATGGCCAACGATTATCGGAAAGACCTAATCCGCTACAAGGGATACCGAGACACGCTCAAGATCATCGAGGATAACAGGAGGGACATCCAGCTTGCCAAGGCGGATTTGAAGGACATAGCCGATAAGATTGCCACTAGTCAGAATGATAAATCGCCAAACCTATCAAGCGTGAAGGAAATCGCTGGGCAGCTTATCGACCAGATGGAGGGGGCTCAAGAGAGAACGAAGTATAAGACGGGATTAGTCAACCTCGATAGCAAGATGAAAGGTGGGCTGCACGAAGGGGAACTATTGACAGTAGCCTCTGAATCGGGTGGTGGTAAGTCTATCTACATGGTTCAAGCTGGTTTAGCTAATATTCTTGAAAACAAAAGCGTAGCTTACTTCTCACTTGAGATGGATAAGACAGACATCTTGGAGCGATTCGTTGCATCCTATGCTGGTATCCCGGTTCGGGCTGCGGAAGAATACCGGACAATTTATTCAAGGGAGATTCCAAAAATCAGTAAGGCAATCTTGGAAATCAGAGACATGCCACTGACTATCGTTGACGATATTCTTGACCTAGACTCCATAATCGCGGAATCACAGAGACTATCCCTCCTTGGAAAAGCAGATGTGGTAATCGTTGACTATATCCAGATCGTGGAGAACGAAACCAGCGAGTCCCGCGAACAGACAGTCTCCGATATTGCTAGGAAGCTCAAGAACCTCGCCACAAGAATCAAGGCTCCTGTGATAACTGGCAGTCAGTTGAATGATGAAGGGAAGCTACGCGAGTCCCGCGCAATCAAGCAGCACTCAAATGCGGTAATCCACATTAAGCACAAGGATGACAAGTCCTGCATATACATTGACAAGAATCGTAGAGGGCCAAGGAATGTGTCCTTTTCGGTAAAGATGAACGGTGAAATCAGTAAACTAGAAGAATAATAAAAATATGAACAACGAACAAATTAACATCGCTATTGCGTGTGTATGCGGGCATTTAAATGTCCGTGTCTCTGAAAGCGGAACAATAATAGCATCTTCTGGAGTCACAAAAGAAGGTGGATATTACGGGACGCATGGTGTTCCAAATTACTGCAAAGATTTGAACGCCATGCACGAAGCGGAAAAGATTCTTTCAGAGGATCAAAGAAGTAGCTACAGATTTTATCTCTGCGAGATTCTCGATGTTCAAACCGGAATAGATGGTTGGCGCGTAATTAACTCGACCGCGATGCAGCGTGCCGAGGCTTTCATGCGAGCGATTGGAAAATGGGAAGAATGAACAAGGATCAACTATTCAAGCACGCCTGTAGGCTTCTAGATAAAGCGGGAGATATATGGGAGAAGGAAATCAAAGACAGGTATGAATACGCAGAGAAGTGTTACAGGGAGGCTATTTCAATCTACGATGAATACTTCAATGACAACAAAAAGGTATTGACAGATGAACTCAACCCGTTCTAACATTACTCAAATGGACACACCAGAAACAGAAGCAGCGGTAATCGCCTCTAATGGGCAATGGTCTTTCCTATTAAAAGCAACGTGTGAGCGTTTAGAGCGCGAGCGCGACGAGGCGCGACATAAACTTGAGCTTTGCATGGCAGCAAATAGTGATGTTGCAAGAATAGCCAAAGAGCGCGACGAGGCGCGGGAGCAAATTAAAGAGCTAATATACATCGCCGAACGGGCTATTGATTTAGCCGAGATTGATTATGAGAACGATAAGTTTGGAGTCGTGTCTGAACTCCGCTCTGGTGTAGAAGAAATCAAGAAGGATAAAAAATGATTAACTCCCGACAAAAAGGAAAGCGCGGTGAACGTCTTTGGCGAGATGAGCTTAGGAAAGAAGGCTTCACCGCTCGCCGTGGTCAGCAATACGCTGGAGGCCAAGACAGTCCAGACGTAATATGCGAAGAGCTTTCCAGTCTCCATCAAGAAGTTAAATTCGTGGAGAATCTTAATCTTGATAAAGCCTGCGAACAAGCTATGAGGGATGGTGGCGGAAAACCTTGGATTGTCGCACACAAAAAATCTAACAAGGACTGGAAAGTTACCATGTCGGCTGACCTGTTCTTTAAACTGTTACGAGATGGAATGGAAGGATTTGAATTATGAAAGGTAAAAAGAAAATAGCAAAAGTTATGCGGGAATACAAAGCTGGTAAACTACATAGCGGTAAAAACCCTAAAGGCCCGAAGAAAGCTCCAATTGTGAAAAGCCGCAAGCAGGCTATTGCGATTGCACTCTCCGAAGCTGGAATGTCAAAGAAAAAGAAGAAATGAAAAAAGGACTATACGCAAACATCAATGCAAAAAAGAAACGCATCGCAGCGGGTAGCGGTGAGAAGATGAGGAAGCCGGGTTCAAAAGGTGCACCAACTGCAAAAGCATTTAAAGAATCAAAGAAGACTGCAAAGAAACGGTAGGTTAGTTATACTAAATTTATACGTTTTAGTAGTAAACTATATATAACCCCATATAAATTGATATAAATGAAAAAAAGATTTACCAAGGTAGTTAAGAATCCAAAGACAGGTAGAACAAAGACAATCAAGTATGGGCAGGCTGGAAAGGCGAAGGATGGCAAGGATCGTATTCGTCCCGGCACGGCCAAGGGGGATGCGTATTGTGCGCGTTCGGCAAAGATCAAAGGTGACTGGAAGAATGACCCGAATAGCCCCAACCGACTGTCGAGGAAAAAATGGAAGTGCAAAGGCAGCAAGTCAGTAGCATGAAAGCGCGAATTATTGAAAGAACCTTCCAAAATGGAAGAAAACAGTATGTGATTCAACAACGCAATATATGGACATTGTGGCAATGGGCGGATATGTATTTCAGCATGTATCATCAAGCCTCTTACGATTCGCTTGAAGAAGCAGAAGAAATGTTCTGTTTTTGTGATGGATCAAAAATCAAAGAAAAAGTAATCCTAGAGAAATGATCTTCTCAAAGATTGGAAATATCCCTGTCCATCAGTATGTGCATATTGATTCGCGTTACACGCATCAAGAACCGTGTGGATTCGTTGAGGCGATGTGGGTGGGCATCACAAGTATCCCCGGAAGAGCTTGGGGAATTAACGTCATTCTTCGTGACGGTGGTGCGATGTATCGTAACGTTCCCCCTCATGCTATTTCGTTTTCTAAAAAAGGTAATGAGTGGTCTATCAAGCAAGCACAACTGTGGGACTGCTACTCATACGATTTCACCACGCTCGCAAACCCTCACCTGCGCGGTCTGCGAATGCAGGTTAAAATCAATGATGTAATCTTGTCTGGGGAGTATCTGTTCAACGTCACCCATGTTAATGACGGATGGAGCGATACGCCAGAGCAAGATAAAGATTTTTACTTTATCAAGCTAGACAACGGCAGGCTCACAATACAACCCACGAACAGAATCACATTTCGAGATGCCAGCTTTATCGTAAACGATAATTTACCGCGACTCAAATTACACGACACAGTTTACTCCTGCGAATGAAACACACATACCATATACTCGGCTTGCCACACACTGTTAGCTCTAAGCAGTTTAACGCATGTGCCTATACTCAAAAGGTGGTCAAGTTCGGAAAGATGATGACCGAGCGCGGCCACACGGTTATCCACTACGGGCATGAAGACTCTGATCTCCCATGCACAGAACACGTCACCGTTCTAACCAACGATGATTTTGAGAAGAGCTACGGTAGCCACGATTGGAAAAGTAAATTCTTTAAATTCAGCACAACCGACCATGCCTACCAGACGTTCTACCGAAACGCGATTAAGCAGGTAGCGCAGCGAAAGAAGAAGCATGATTTCATTCTTCCATTCTGGGGAAGTGGTGTTCGCCCTGTGTGTGACGCGCATCCAGACCTAATCACAGTAGAGCCGGGGATTGGATACGCTGGTGGACACTGGGCTAGATGGAAGGTGTTTGAATCCTACGCGATCTATCACGCATATTGCGGCTTAAAAAACGTGGGTAGCTGCAATCAAGACTGGTATGATGTTGTTATCCCAAACTACTTCGACCCAGAAGACTTTGAGTATAACACGCGAAAAGAAGATTACTTTCTCTACCTTGGAAGGGTCTATGACGGTAAGGGAGTCAACGTAGCGATACAGGCAACCAAGATTGCTGGAGTGAAGCTGGTAATCGCGGGTCAAAAGGAGGATGGATACAAGCTGCCAGACCACGTTGAGTATATCGGCTACGCAGATGTCCCGACTAGAAAGAAGTTAATGGCTAACGCAAAAGCATCCTTCCTTCCAAGTATGTATGTCGAACCATTTGGCGGTGTCCAGATCGAGAACCTGCTTTCTGGGACTCCAACGATTACTACTGACTGGGGAAGCTTCGCGGAGAACAATATCCACGGACTCACTGGCTATCGGTGCAGGACGATGGGTGATTTTGTGGATGCGATCAAGAACATCGATGATATCGATCCAGAGAATTGCCGCAGATTCTCCATGGCCAACTTTACTCTCGATAAGGTAGCACCGATGTATGAGAAATACTTCGAGGATGTGCTGGATGTCTACACTGGCAAGGGGTGGTATTCCGATGGTAATGGACTTTATGCGCTAGAAAAAGTGTATCCGTAAATAAAAATGTGTTGACAGGATTTACTGTCTGTGTAGGATTCTCTCAAATGTGCGAGAGAAACATTCTTCTGATTTTTCTAATTGCCGTAGTAGGCGCGGTGGCGTTAGACTTGATCAAGCTACTATCAAAATGAAAGAATCAAAACAGATCGAAATGTTCCAAGAGGATTTGGATAAACTCGTGGAAAGATACAGCAGCGAGTTTGACCTAACCCTAGCGTCCATGATCGGGGTGCTGGAGGTCAAGATACATGAGATTATCAAGAATACGATAGATCAATCAGAAGATGAAGAGGAAGAAGTAGAGGAAGAAGACGAATAGACTTTCAGTTAAACCAAGACAGAAAGGAACCATGAACACAAAAATAGTCGCTATGGTTGCGACAGCAGTAGCAATGCAAGCTTGCTCTAGTGTGAGCAAGGAGACATACACAGAGAAGAGAACCCTTACATATCCAAAAGGCGGAACACCGCATATTAAGGAAATGTATCTGAGGAATGATCCTCCAGATCAACAGCAGAACACCTATATTGGTTCTCACAACCCCCAACCGAGTCAAGCCATCCCCGTGGTAAACAACTACCAAGGAGACTTCGACTACATCAATCCAGACCTACCGCAAAAGAGTCTGGAAGAAATCAACTACGAGAATCAGATTCTTGCTGCAAAGGCATACAACAAATGGCTGGCACAACGACAATAAAGCCGTATCCAGACTGGTGTTGTTCCGAATGCGGGATTAAGCATGGTGTTAGGATAAACAAAGTATCAACATGGCATTACGGTAAGTGTGATTGCTGTGGAAAGAATAATCAAGTTACTGAACCAAGGGACTTTGGACATTTCCCGAACTGGTTCAAGGTTAAGAAATGAACATAAATAATAAATCAAAAGAAGAACTAATCTTCTTATATCAAGACATTCAATCTGAGAAAGACGCTCTTATTGAAGAAGTAAAGCAAGCTAGACAAGAAATATGGAAGCTGCATAACGTCATTGCTATGCAGGCTAAAACACTAAGCGAAAACGGACTAGAAGAATATATACTATGAAAGCTATATTAGAATTTGACCTTCCAGAAGAAGGCCCAGAACACTCCTACGCCTTAGCTGGAACAGACGCTCTAATTGTGATTGATGAAATCCTTGAAGAGATTCGCTCCAAACTTAAGCATGATTGCGGGTTTTTACACTCTTGGAGAAACTATGAAGGTAAAGAATGTTTTGGGGATTATGAGACCCTAGAGCAAGTTCGTCGTCTCATATACGATCTAAAGGCAGATAAACAACTACCAGAACTGGTATGA